ATGGCGCTCACTGACGCGAAGCTCCGCGCCGCCAAGGCGACGGAAAAATTGGTGAAATTGTCGGACGGCCATGGGCTGCAATTTTGGCTCTATCCCTCCGGCGCGCGATCGTGGCGGCTCGTCTACCAGTGGCGGGGCAAGCAGCGATCTATGACGCTCGGGCCATATCCCGAAATGAGCCTGAAGGCGGCCCGAATAGCCGCCGAGGACGCGCGCCGCACTCTCAGGGGCGGGATTGACCCCTCGCCGCAGAAAAACGCGCCAGCGGGCCGCGCTGGCTCGGGAGCGCCGACATATGGGGCAATCCGGTCCATGTGGCAGGCGAAGGAAGCCCGGAATGCCCGCGGCGCCGACACGCTGGCCCGCTATGACCGCCTCGCCAAGATCGGGGCGGATCTGGACGAGCGGCCGATCGCCGAAATCAAGGCGGCTGAAATCCTCGAAATCCTCCAGCGCCTCGAGGCCCGGGGGACATTCGAGACGGCGAAGCGGCTCCGGGCGATGATCTCCCGCGTTTTCCGATTCGCAGCGGCGCTCGACCACGTTTCTGGCGACCCGGCGGCGCTGCTCGTCGGGATGATCGCCTCGCCGCCGGCGCGCGCCCGGTCGGCTGTGACCGATCGAAAGGGCTTCGCCGCCCTGCTCCGCACGATCTCGGCCTATCAGGGGCGATCATGCGTCGGCGATGCGCTCATGCTCTTGGCGCTCACGGCCGCGCGCCCGGGCGAGCTGCGGCTCGCGGAATGGACAGGGGAGTTCGACCTGGACAATGGCGTTTGGACTATCCCCGCCGCTCGAATGAAGATGCGCAAGCCTCACCGCGCCCCGCTCGCGCGCCAGACAATCGCCATCTTGAAGCGGCTGCAGGTGCAGAGTGAAAAGCTCGGGACGCACTTTCTATGCCCCTCGCCGCGCCACGGTCGGCCCCTATCCGAGAACGCTTTCAATTGCGCCCTGCGTTCCATGGGCGTCGAGCCCGAGATTGCGACGGCGCACGGCTTCCGCTCGTCATTCTCGACGCTCGCGAATGAGTCGGGGCTCTGGCGTCCCGAGGCTATCGAAATGACGCTCGCGCATGTCGACGCAACCGTGCGCGGCGTCTATCAGCGTGGCGACTACATGGATGAGCGCGCGCGGCTCGCGCAATGGTGGGCCGACCAAATCGACGCGATGATCTCAGGCCGCGAAGTGGTCGGGAACCTCAAAGAGCCCGACGTCGCCGCGCCAGCGCCGGAAGGGAATTGCGCGGACGTCGCGTAGGACGAAGCCATAAGGCCCCGTGAACCATCTCCCGCCCATAGCGTCGCTCGGCGGCCGACTCACGCAATCGACGAGCAGCGCCGAGGCGAAGAGCCCGCCGCGCGGCATGTCCGCCGGCAACGGGAAATAGATCGACCGCGGAGCCGGATGCGCCAGGGAGAAGACGTCCATCGCTTCCGCCCATTCTCGCGCGTTGCTCGGAGTCTTGCTCACATGCAGCATGATGCGCCCGCGATGATCGGTCGGCCAATGCCGGTTTATGACACGACAACCCGCCCTCGTTATGAGGGCGGGCCAGGGATTGCGAATGCTCAGAGCGAGCGTCAATGCGCGGCCTGTTTCAGAATGTAGAGCTTCGCTTCGATCATCGCTTGAATGATCGCGATAGGCAGGTTCCCCGCCGGGCGGCGATCTATGTCGAACCCATCATTGAACGGGCCATAGGTGAAGTCTCCATGCTCGTCGCGATATTTCACCTCCGGCAACGGGAACTCTCGTGCGAGCCGTTCCCCATGCTCCGGGTCGCTGAAGTCTGGCGCGATGCGAACGTCGTCGCTCAGATGGCATTCGCCCGTATTCATCCACCATCCGGGGAAAATCGAGCGGAACAGCGCCCGCGCCTCGTCCAGGCTCTTCGTGACTGCCTGCGCGCCATAATGCGCGATATGCTCGCCATTCTCCCCGATGATAAGCACACGGCCGACCAAACGATGATCTCCCGGCACGAAATTATCGTCGGCAAACTTCGTCATCCATGACGAGTAGCAGTCCCCCGCATATCGGAAGCCGGCGCAGACCCGCGCGTCGAGTTCGATGCACGGGCCATCCGTCGTTTTGATGTTGTCGAGCAACAACTCCCATTCGTCCAAATTCATCGCATCCCCCTCAGTGCTTCGTGCAAGGCTCGTCGCTCGGCTCCGCCTCACATTGCGGGCATTTCCGATCCTTCAAATCGTTCACATACGAGACGATCAGTTCAACCAGATCGCCGAAACAGCCAATGTTCGATGACGAGGTGACAGTTGCATTCCCTTCCGCGTCCACGAGCTCGGTAAGAACCATGAAATTGAATTCCCGCTCGTCTCCGCCCGCCTTCAGCTCATTTTCTATTGACGCCATCGTGGCCCTTATCGCGTCGCTGATTTTCTTTGTCGTTTCACTGGTCAAATTCGTATCCTCTTCCTCGCCGCGAGAACGCGCGCTCGCGCCCGTTTCACCATCCCGGAAGGCCGCCGAATTACGATCGCCGTCCGCCCTACGCTTCTACCGTCCTTTCGAAATTGGAACGGGATGATTTCCCCGCCGCGCCAAAAGAAGCTCATGCGGCGGCAACCTGTTTCTTCGCCCAGTTCGCGAGGCCGTTTCGGATGACGCGCCAGTCCTTATCGAACTCGTTTTGAAGCGCGGTATTCGCCCATCCATGTTCGAAATGCAGCCGGCCCCAAACCTCGGCTCGCGCGTCGATAATCGGGCCGAGGCGCAGTCCGGCTGTGTTGTTGCGGATTTGATCCTCAGTGAAGCCTGTGCGCTGCTCCACCTCGGCAAACACCTTCTTCAAAATAGCGGTCTTGTCCATGTCACTCTCCGTTGAAAATTGAACTGCTGTTGTGCTCGCGGCCGTCAATATGCTGTTGGGAATTCTCTGACGAGCAAATCGTCAGGAAGCGGTCTCTTGCCGACGTTCTGCTTGCCGAAGAAGGGGGCGCCCGCCTCTCGACATTGCGCGCGCATGACGCGTGCGTTCGCTTCGAAATTGTTGTCTCGCGCGCCTTTGCCGCTCTCGCCGCCGACGATGATCCAATCGAGAGATTGCAGCCAATCCCAATTTTCTGAGAATGTGATAGCCCCGAGCATCGGCTCTATCGATAGGCCTGCGACCGGAATTGCGAGCTTCGATTTCAGTTCCAATAGTCGGGGAACTTCCCGCTCGGCGCTCGCCTGATCGTGGACGCTCGTCAGCAACCATGCATGTTGCGGCCAACCATCGAAGCCCGCCTCCTTGAGGCGCTTTTCGATCATCGCAAGGCGCTTGGTCACGATGATGATATCGACGAGGTTGCAGTCATAGATTGTCTGCCATGCTTCCTCGAACCAATCGAGCGGAACCTCATTGTCGAAGAGGTCTCCCATCGACATGCAGAACACTCGACGACGAATTCCGCTCAGAGGCGGGAGAAGGCCGCATTCATGGTCGGCGGCCCATGCCGCATAATCATTGTCGAGCCGATGCAGCAGCGTGCGCGCGCCCTTGATCTTGCGCCGTGGCGCTCCCGCGCCCCAATGCTCGCCACCAAATCGCTTCGCCCATGTCTCGGCGTAGCAATGATCGCACGCGGCGCTGACCTTCGTGCAACCCCACCAAAAATTGACGGTAGAGTCCGCCCATTCGATATCTGTCTTATCGCCCATGGCGATGATCTCCATTCTTGCCGATGCGAAGGCACGCGACGATCGCGAGCGCCATCGGGATTGCCAGGAAGAGCGCGGGCAAAGCTTCACGCATTGGCGGCGCTCGCCTTCGTCCGTTCTTCGAAGAGTGACCGCAAAAGTGAGGGGTCTACGCGGAAGCAGGCGCTGCGAATTGCCGTCTTGTCGCGCTCGGCGAAATCGCCGCTATTTGTCGTTTCGAGGATGCGCCGGAGCATTTGCCGCTCGCCATCGCGCCGCGCTTCGACGAGCGCGGCGGTGAGAAGGGCGATGGAAGCGAGGTCGCCCTCGCTCTCCCGGCAGCACAGCGCGAGGTCGCCGGCTTCCTTGTGGCCCGAGAGCTTCGCGAAGATGCACTCGGCGATATCCTGAATCGCTTTGTTGTCGATGACGCATTCCGCGATAAGGTGCGTCACTTCGGTTCGCAGGTTCGCGCTCACTTCTTCGCCTTTCGTTTCTTCGCCGGCTTGCGCTTCTTCGGCGCCGTCTGTTTCTTCGTCGGTTCTTTCGTTTCGATCGCAGCACGCGCGCCGGCAATGCGCTTTAGCTTCTCTTGGGCCTTCGGTGGGGTCTCTTCGCCGGCCACGAACATCGAGCGGCGCGGAAGATTTTCGAACGGGTCTTTGAATGGTTCCTTAGCCATAGCGGCGGCCTCCATTCCCGCGCGGGAGAGTATCCTCGAAGCGCTTATGCTGCGCGCCGTCGAGCGCGATCTCGCGAGCGTTCTCGCAATCGCGCATCCGCATTCGGAGCGGGATGTTATTTCCAGGGCCGAGTTGATGCGTCAGCCATCCGACGCAATGCATTTCATCGGCCGGCGCGTGCTCATGACAGGCCATTGTCGTGGTTGATCCGAGCGGCATGTCTGGGCTCGCGATCGTTCGCGAAAGCTCGCGGTGAAGCGCCTCGGAATAGCTCGGGATATCGTGCGGGTCCGTCGTGACCTTCCACGGGCATTTCTTGCACTGGCGCGTGCGCTTCAGTCTGAACGGCTCTCTCATTTTCTTCGCCTCGCTATCTGCCGCTTCGGCCATTTCGATCGCGGCCTCTCGTCCCGCTTCTTGTCGGGGGCCAGGATGCGCGCCTGGAACTCTTCATGCTCGCGCGAGAGACGCCGCGCCTTGTGGATTTTATGAACGTCGGAGTCGGCGCATGTCGCGCCGGCGCCGCTTGTCTTCTTCCGATGATCGGCCTTCGCGCGCGGCGTGATATACTGCGGCGCATGTTGCGGAGGATCGAAGTCATTGCCGACCACTCTCCTAAGTCCGAGCGGCGGCGTATGGTCGAATTCGATGGCGCCGGGCGTCGTCACTTCCTCGAATGAGAAGCCCGCTGCGAGCAGTGCCGCTTGAAGCTTCACGCGCATGGGGATGGCCTTGCGCAAATCGGAGGTCTTCACAACGAGCTTACGTGTCGCCATTTTCTTTCGCGGCCTTCTCTCTAACCTTCGCCCATTCGCGAATTTCGGCGTAGGAAATCCCTTGCAATGCGCGCCACGCAGCGCGGCATTGATCGAGATCGAAAGACCCCGTGTGGCATTCCTCTTTCGTCATCGAGAGCCGGTTCGCGAGGAACGCATAGACGCGGCTCCGGGCCTTCCCTCTGACGATGGTGCGAGCCAATTCGTTTTCAAATCCGCCCTCATAGATTTGGTCGGCCGTCTGCCAAAGCGGGTCGAGCATCCGCTTATGCAAGAGCGTCCTTGCCTCTCGCACTTTTGGCCCTGCCGGGCGCCCGAGCGGCCGTTGCGAGCCCTCATGACAACCGCAGTGTGAGTCCGCGCACATTTGGCATTTCCACATGATCTTGCCGGCAAGGTCGGGCCGATGCGGATAAGCCTCTCGCCCGGTCGCGAGGACAGCCTCCGCGCCGCATTCGACGCAGCGCGGGGCCGTGATCTTCGTGCGCTTGCTCACAGTTCCTCGACGACAGCCGCCGCGGCCGTTTTCTCGAGTTCCGCCATGAATGGGGCGAGCAATTCGAAATCGTGTTGCGAAATCGAGTTGAGCCACATCTTGAAGCGCTTCTTCCCGCGCGACGCTTTGAGCCGCGCATTGCCGAGCAGGTCAGGATTTTCCGTCCAGATCGCCGCTTCAGCGGTAGAGGCCGCAGAGACCGCAGAAACCGCCTTCTCCGTCGGCTTTTCTTCAGCCTTGGCCCTCGGCGCGCGCTTCGGCTTTTCGGCCGCTGGCGCCGGGGCCGCCGCCTTGTCCGCCTCGCGAGTCCTGAGCGTGTTATCCAAGACGAGCTTTTCGGCTATCGCCTTCACGTCGGCCGGGGCGCTCACATACCAAGAGCCTTCGCCCGAATTGCGCGCGGCGATCTCATTCACTTCGCCTTCCGTCTTCGCGCCCGTCAGATCGGCCTCGAGCGTCAGGAGTAGTTCGGAATAGGACGGCTCGTCTTCGGCAGGCGCGCTCGTCCCCATGACTTCATCGACCTCGCCCGCGCGCGCCTGCCCTTCCGCATAGATCGCCTTCACGCGCGCGTTCGCGATCTCGTCGATTTGGTCGAGAACATCATTCGGCGCGTCTCCATACCAAGCGTCGTCTTCGTGCTCGCCGAAGTCGCTCACGAAATGCTCGAGAGCATCCTTGTCGCTGAAGGCCTCGCACCTGACGCGGAAGTCCTCGACGAGCGCCGGATAGTCGGGCTTCGCCTGCGGCTCGACGCTCGCCTTACGGCTATCCGGCTCGCCTGCGGGTTTGGGCTCGTCCCGCGGCTTCCTCTCTTCCTTGGGCTTCTCCGGCTCGCCCTGGGGCGCGGGAGAGGCCTTCCCTTCGATCTCGGCCGTCCCGCGCTCGACGATCTTTGCGTCATAGCCGGCGGCGCCGATCGCCGGGGCCGCGTTCGCGCGCGCCAGCCGCTCGGCCATTTCGTTCGCGCGCAACCGCTGTTCCGACTCGCGATTGTGGAACGTCGGAAGCTCAGAATATTCGATCTCCTCGCGGTCATAGACGCCTAACAGAACGTCTGGGAAATGTCGGCGAGCCATCGCTCGAATGCCGTAGTATCCGAGCTGCTGGTCAGGATCATCGGTCCACAACGGCGACTTCTTTTTGATCTTTCTGAGCTGCGGCGTCTCGTAGTCGTAGATTTCACCGTCCTTGCCGAGAACTGATACCTTGCATTTGCGCTCTTCGCCTTCGCCCGACCATTCGTATTTCGGGCGGCCAACGATCGGCGCGCACGTCAAGATGATCGCCGAGACGAGCTGCGCCTCGAACGCAGTTTGGTCGTTGACGTAATAGCTCTTGTTCGCGACCGTCCAGGGGTCCATCCCCCACCGCAGAGCGAGGTTTGCGATAGCGACACAGGCGCCGGGGTTTTCGCGGAAATGCGAGCGGATCATCCCGCCGGAACGCGCCATAAGGTCGCCGAGCTTCACCATTTCCATGAAGTTTTGCGGCACGACTTGAAAGCCGACGCCGTTGTTGACGACGGTAAGTGCCTGCAAAGAGCCGGGCGGCGGCGCAAACGGGGCGAGCGCCTGCGCGTTATCGACTTGCACCTGTGCATTCATCGTTGCTTCTCCTTCTTCGGGGCGCGCTTGTGACAGCCGCATGATTTCGTCGCGCCTCTGCGCAGATCGGTGCTCGATCCTGCGAATTCATTTCCACAAACGCATTCGCAGACGAAATAGATGCTTTCTTTTCGGCGCCCGAGATATCGCTTCACCTTCACGTCGCCGAACTGCTGGCCGCTCAAATCGACGAAGCGCGAATGAGTCGGGTAAGCTCGTGTGTCCATCGCGAGAAGTTGCGCCATCATTCGGACCTCGGGATAATGCCGCCTTCGATCATCTTTTCGTATTCATCGCTCCGATATTTCGGCAGCGAGACCGTCTGAAAATCGCGCGTCTCGTATCCTTCGAACGCTTCCATCGGAAAGCGGTCGAGCTTCGGATTTTCCTTTTCGAGAACGCGCGCATTGTTCAGCGCCTCCGCGATCTTGCGGAGCGTTGCGCGGATTTCGAGGCGCGCATAATCGATCGCGTATTCGCTGATAGGCTGGATGACGCAACAATGCGGGCGCACGCTCTCTCCGAACATGAGATAGCGGAGCCCGTCGTTGCGTTTCCAGCCGAGCACTTCCTCCAGCCCCATTCCGACGAGCGCCGCTTGAATGTGGAGGTTCGAGTCGTTGAGCGAGCGCTGCACGCCGCGCCGGCTCGCATCTTGAACGATCTTCACATCGACGCTCGTTTCATCCGCGAGCGGAACCGCGTCGGGGCGAGCCTTCAGCCATACCCCCGTCTCTTTGTCCTTCCAGAAAAAGGACTTTTCAACGAGGCCATTGAGAATTCCACCGCGGACATGCGGATTTGCGGCGAAGGACTTTGCAATCCCCTTCACCTGTTTCAGCATCGTCTCAGTGAGAATTCCTTTTCCAGCGAGGACTTGTTCGGCTTCCCATTTCCGGCAAAAAGTCTTGTTCCCGTTCCAGGGGCCGATCTTCCCGGTTGCGTCGGGCGCTTCATTCGGGCGCAAAACGAAGTGCTCGACGAACGCGGCCTCGCCAAGCAAAAGGTGATGACCGGCCCGCCCGAGGATCGAGTATTTCGTGTCGTCGCTCGCGTCGTCTTCCTCTTCGCGATCTGGGTTTAGATATTTGTCCCACCAATGGCGGATCGATTTCGATATCGCGACCCGCAGGCCAGTCGAGCTGATGGATACGCCATCGCAAATGTCGGCACGGTGATAAGCGGCCATTGATAAATCATAAATGCCGGGCTTCGTGATCTTGCCTTTCGGCGCGGGCAGAATTTCGATGTTCATTTTTCTTCCCCAGTGTGACTGCCGAAACTCTTCACGGCGCCGTCTTCGATGACGATCGCGCTCGGCCGACCAGACGCCACGGACTCCACAAAAACCTGCGCATCGAATCGTTCGGCCAAATCCTCGAGCGCTTCGAACGTGTCGGGGTCCATCAAGGCCCCTTCGGAAATGCGGATCACGCGCAAGCGGGAATTACTCGCCATGGCGATGGCGACTGACGCGGTAAGGCGCTCGGCGGCGCTCGCCTGTTCGAAGGGCTGACCGTTGAGCAGAATGCAGCCGTCGCCGAACGAAAGGCCGCGAATGGGGAGGTTAGCCTGTTCGATCGCTTCGCGCTTCGTGCGCTCGCGCTCTTCCATTCGCAGCGTGAGGCGGAGCGCCTCCGCTTCGAGTTCCTGCGCCTGCTCGAGCAGGCGAGCCTTCTCCGCCGCGCGGCCGCCTGCGGCATTGTGCTTGCGGGCCGCGTCCAGTTGCGCGCGCAAATCGGCGACGTCGCGGCGCTCCGGCAGAGGCTCGGCCTCGGCGATCTTCTCCCGCAATTCCTCGGCCTCGGCCGATTCCTCGAGGAGCGTCGAGCGCATGACGGCTATCCGCTCTTCCATCGCGGCGATATCGCGTTGCAGGTCCGCCGCGCGCCGATCGATTTCGGCGATACGTTGCGTGACCTGCCGGCGCCGCTCCTCCCGTTTTCCGATTGCCTCATTGAACTCGGCGGCGCTTGTCATCGCTTCGATGATGGCGGTCTCGTCGATGGCCGTGAAGTTCTCGGGGATGGCGATCAGCTCGGCGGCGGCGAGCTTCTGTTTCGCGTCGCGGTTCGCGTCGCGCCGACGTTCCATATCGCCGCGCGTTTGCGCATCCAGCGCCTCGAAATCGAAATCCGGCACAAAGCGCCGCAACGCCTCAAATTGTTCCTTCGGAGCCTTGTGCTCGAATTCGATCGGATCGAATGAAAGCGTTCCGAGTAGGCTGTCCAGGATGGTTTGCGGCTTCGAGAACACCGCGCCGTCCGCGCCCTCGACGCGCAGGCTCGGCTTGATCTCGCCATCCGCCCCGCGCTTGAAGGTGCGCGTCACGACGAGCTCGCCCATGTCGACGACGATGCGCGCGCTCTCTTCGCCGTCCCTTATCGGCTTCGCCTGGACATGCTTCGTCCCGGCGAGCGCCCAAAAAATTGCGTCAAGGATTGAGCTTTTCCCGGCGCCATTGTTCCCCGTGATCTCGATCACGTTTCCCTTTGGGCGGATTTCGATGGCGCGGAGTTTTTTGATGTTCTCCGCCTGCAGGCGGACAATTCTGAGCGCGCTCATGAGAACGCCCTCCGGCGGGCCAGCTCATAGCGAGCGGCGGCGGGGGCGAACGCGCGCGCCTCGACGAACGTCGCGCCATTGGCGCACAAGATCGCTTCGGCGACGTGCGGAATATCAATGTTGTGGAAGGGGCGCAGGAACCGGGCCGCGCGCGAAACGATCTGATCGCGGCCGAGCGGGGAATTATCCTCGCCCGGCCCCATGAAGGGAATTCGATGTTGCTGCATAGCCGTCATCCTGCAAATCGGATGACGCCACTATGCCAGGGATATTTCCCGTAGCAAGGGAAATAATGGATTTTTCCGCTACTACGTTATTTCCTGAACAGGACAGCCACTACGGGAGAGACAGAGAGGATTTCGGCGTGTTGGATAACGGTTTCCCGCTGGGGAGTGAGGGTCTCGACCCGCAGTCCCTCGTCAGTGCGCCCGATCAGGCGCCGGATGAATCCCTCATTCTCGCCGTCTGTGCCTTCGATCTCGAGGAAAACGAAATCCGCTCCAGCGAGGGGAGCATCTTCCTGGACAATGACCTTATGCCCAGGCCCGAATGCAGGCCGCATCGTCTCATCCGGGACGGTGACGGCAAATGTTTTGTTGTTAGATTCCAACCCAATAGGCGTTTCTAATTCGGCCGCTGATGACATGCGGACCCCTCCAGTGCGTAAATTGACGCGCTCATATAAGGGTATTTTCCGCGCTGAGGGAAGGTCGGGAACGGCGTTCACGGGAATTTTCCGCTTTATAGGTATTTGTGCGAACGGAATAATCTGCGCCTCTGAGGACAGAAGCCCGGTGAGCGCTCCCCTCTCGAAACGAAGAGCATCCTCAACGTCCATGAGAGCTTTCGTGTTTATAGATTTCTTCTTGGGCTTTTTCCAAGCTTTAGACGGATCATCTGGCCCTACCAAATCCTGAATAAACGATGCGTCTCTCTTGATATACAGAGACAGACTCCGCTTGCTGAATCCAAGCTCTTTAATTCTTTCTCTTATCATTTGTCTAAGAGCCTCTGTCTGTTCGTCGTTTGCTTCGTTTTTCTGCTCGTCTGTCACGCCCGTTGCCTCCTCTGCGATGGTTGCGAATAATGGTTTTTTCCGTTACGAAATCCTGCATGTGGGAAAAATCGCTTCGTTCTCAGCTCCTCGAGCTCCTGCGTCTCTACAAAGAGCACACAGGACGCTCCGCATCCGGCGTCTGCAAGCTGGCGCTCAATGACAACCATTGGGCGAATCGCTGTATTTTCAGCGATTCGCCCGCTGGATTTACCGTCTCTTCCGCCGATCGAATTGCCAACTGGCTCTCTGACCATTGGCCTCGAACCGCCGTATGGCCTTCAGAAATCCCGCGGCCCGGAAAGCATCCCGCTCCCGAGGACCGTCAACCGTCTCCAAAAGCCTCGAGAAATTCCCGCAATTCCCGTGGCCCCGCGAAGAAGGTTGTAGGGAAAAAACCATAACACGGCAACCTTGCAAACCACGCATGTGGATACGGAGTGGAAAATGGTAGAACAAACATTTAAATTCCCTAACGAAAAGCGACTTGTCGCGCTCGCGAAGGCCATCAATGAGAACAAAACCAAGGTCGGGAATCTCAACAAGGGAATTGCCGATCGAGTGTCGGACGCGGTGGATTCCGGCAACGTCAATAAGCCGGCACTTGCGTTTCTCGCCAAGCTCATACGGACCGAAGAGCTGAAGGCGAAAGAGTTGGTCGCGCACTTTCGGTTTAGCATCGAAATATTCGAGAAGTTTCTCGCCGAGAACGGCCATGCCGGCGATCTCGCGGACATGGCGGCGGACGAGGCCGAGCAGCGCGCGGAAGCCGAGCGCAAGAAAAACGGCGCGAAGGTGCTCGCGGGCATCAAGCCCATTCCCGATAAGAAGGGCCGCGGCATTTCCAGGGACAAGGCGGCAAAGGCGAAAGCCGAGGAGCCGGCGACCGAGGAAGCGCAGGCCGCGCCGGCCGGCAATGTCACGCCCCTGCGCGTCGGCGGAGGCCGTGGGCGCCGTCCCACGATCGGCACGACGGCCGGCAACGCCTGATGAAAATCCTCGGGCTTGATCTCGCGCGGAAGTGCGGCGTGGGCTACGGGGACGAGAGCGAGCGCACACCGCGCTCGTTTTCGTTTGAGCTGTATTCGGAAGGCCGAAGCGAGGGCTATTACGACGGCGCCGGCAAGCTCGGCTCTTGGCTCAATGATTGGATCACCGCGAACGTCGTCGATGCGATCGTTTGCGAGCGGTTCCTCGACCCCTCTGCGCAGGAAAATCAAGCGGCTATCATTTCCGGCCTGCTCTATCAGGGCGCAGTTCTCGGCGTCGCGCGCTGCTACGATATTCCGGTCTATCTCTACCCGGTCGCGAGCGCGCGCATCCACCTTTGCGGCCGCGCAACCGCACATCCGCCGCGCCGTGGTGGAGCGCCGCGCCTTTCCAAGCGCGAAGTCGCGCAGCGCCGCGAAGACACGAAGCGGATGGTTTGGAAGCAATGCGTAATGCTCGGCTTAATCCCCAGCGACGCCATTCCCGACTACGACCGCAGCGATGGCGTCTGCATGTGGGAATACGGCGTGGCGAAACTGACGCGCGCGACTCGGCCGCTGGCGCTCTCTAACCCGGCATGGTGACGACATGGACGATGCGCCGAAAATGCCGCTCGGTTCTCTAGAAGACGAAGCGACGCTCGCCTTCATCGGCCTGAGAGACCAGATCGAAATCCTAGAGGCGAAAACTGGGCGTGGCTCCCGTTCTTCGGAAGAGCTCGAACGAATGCGCCAGCGCTGCCGCGAACGCCACAGGATCGCGATAGCATTACGCGAACTCGCGAAGCGCCGCGACGATCTCCCGCGCTGGCAGGTAGCGCTTTTCGAAAATGGAACCCTCCCCGACGATTGAGCGGCGGACGCGCGAGCGCATCGCTGTTCGTGCGGTCAATTGGGCTGTGAGTGAGTTCGGCTGCGGCATGGAATCCGGCGAGCTGGCTATTCGATACGCCATTCTCGAAATCCTGAAGATCCGCGGAACCGTCGAGGATTGCGCGCTCGTCGTGCAGGACGTCATTCGACATTGGGTGGTGATGAAATGATCGAAGCAGCGAAGCGCCATAGCGAAAATTATTGGATCAAGGATTTCGATCCCCGCGCGCGGATCACGCGCTGGACTCATATCCGCAAGCTCGCGCTCATTTTCGAAATCGACCGAGGCATGATCTCGGAAGCCGAGGCGTGCAGCGTTCACGGGATATCGACGGACGAATTGGCCGAATGGCGATTGCGCATCGCCAACTACGGTGTCGACGCGATCAAGGCGACGAAGCAGCCGTGGCGCCGGGGAGAGTGACGCCGTGAAAAATTGGCTCTTCGATCCGCTCACGCCATTCTGCGCGGATATCCTTTGCGTCGACCCGCCTTCCGACTTCGAGAACTATTCCGCGGCCGGAGAGACCAAAGGCCCGCGCGCCCAATATGCGACGATGAGCGATGACGAGATTGCAGCTCTGCCGGTCGGAGACCTCGCCAGCGGCGACGCATGGTTCTTCCTATGGGCAACGGCGCCGAAGCTCCCCACGAACCTCATCTGGCTCAAGAAATGGGGCTTCAAGTTTGTGACGATGATCGTTTGGCACAAGGTCACAGCCGCCGGCAAAAACGCCGTTGGCTGTGGCTACGTCGCCCGTTCGATGCAAGAGCCTGTGCTCATAGGCAAGGTGGGCTCTCCGCCATACCGGACGGCGCTACCGGGCATTCTACCGGGCGTCCGCCGCGAGCATTCCCGAAAGCCCGAAGAGTTCTATGCGGCCGTCGATCGCTTCGCCGACCCGGGCGCCAGGAAGGTCGATCTCTTCGCGCGCCAGTCGCGGCGGGGGTGGGTGGCCTGGGGAAACGAGCGTACGAAGTTCGATCCGCCCGAGTAATGGAATTATCCCTTGTTTTTCCCTTGCCGGCGCCGGAATATCGCCAGAAGCCCGTCCTGCGTCGCTCCAACCCGGAGCCAGGACAAAGAAAAACCCCGGAGCTGTCACTCCGGGGTTGAACCTACAAACCGAATGCCCTTCCAGAGGCGAGATAGAAGCTATGGAAATTTCCCCTGAAGCGCAAGCCCCTTTCCGCGAGAAAGCGATGTGGGGATGCGCGTGAGCATCACCGCAGCAATAGAACGCATGATAGCCGCCGGCGTTGAGCCGCGCGAGGCGATTGCTATTGCCGGAATGTTTGAGCGCGCGCTCACCCGCCCTCGGCGGCAAGAGAAAAGGATTTCTGCGGCAATCGCTGAAACCGAGCGTGAAACCGCACGTGAAACCGCACGTGAAACCAAGCGCACATTCGCGCGCGCCGCGGCAGAGGAAGGAATCCCGATCGGGACGCTTAAAACGGTATCACACCGCAATAAATGCGGGCTTGAAGAAGCTGTTACTATCATTCGCGGCGCTGAAACCGAGCGTGAAACCGCACGTGAAACCGCACGTGAAACCAAGCGTGAAACCGCTGCGGTTTCACGCTTGGTTTCGCCGTTGATGGCCGCCGCTTTGGCGAAGGCCGCCCCCCCAAGAGATATAAATCAACCCCCCCTAGAAAATTTAAACCTCCCCGGGCGCGAGACCGCCCCGATCTCCGAGGCGTCGCCGGATGAATCCGCCGGGGCCGCCCCGGAGAAGTCCTCTCGCCGGAAGCCAGAGCGGCCGCTCGGCCAAGATGCGAAAATCACCACTGGCATGATCGCCGCTGCCGCGAAACTTGACCTGACCCAGGGCGAGCGCGACCGCGAATACGAGCGGTTTCAAAATCATGCGCTGCAAAACGATCGCCGCTGCCGAGATTGGGATGCGGCCTTTCGGAATTGGCTCGTCGGATACGTCGAGCGCCGAAAACGCGACGCAGGACGCGGGATGATCCCCGCGGACTATCAGCCAACGGCCGAGGATATCGCCTACGCGGAAGCGCAGGGGTGGGACAGGCAGAAATTCCGCAAGCACTGGCCGATCTTCCGCGACGAAATCCGCGCCCGCGCCTCTCCGCCCGCGGACATCGGCGCTGCGTGGCGAACCTACGTCACCCGCGAGAACAGAGCTTCAGAGCGCCAGCACGCTCGAGACCGCCCGCGGAACGGATCAATTGTGGAAGTTGTCGGCGAGCTTATTGCGGAAGAAAACCGAAAGAATGGATCGACAGATGAAAACAATCGGGCAGTTGACGACATCGATTTCTCAGCCGGGGCAATCGATCTCGACCCAAGTGAATACCGCTTCGACAAGTGAGTTATACGCAGGAATTGGAAAGCTATTTGCAAAGCTTGCTCGACGGGCAGACGATAAACAAGAGCTGCGATTAAAGATTGTTGCCTACGGAGAGGCGCTTGCTAAGCTGCCGAAAGACGAGCTCGAAGAGACGATGCTCAAATTCGGCGATGGTCGCCTCGGGGATGGCGTTTTCGCGCCGACTGCCGCGCAGATCGCGCAGGAAGTTCGCCGCGAACTCGACCGAAAAGCCCGCATCGCCGAGCGCGACCGCCGAGAGGCCGAACAGCTCGCCGAGCGCCGGGCGGCTGTGGAGCGCCGCAAGAACCTCGCGCCTGGCGCTATGGCGCGCGCCGATGCGCTCATGCAGCGGTTTCGCGAAAGCCTGCCGCCAGATCCGCTGAAGAGCGCCAAGAAACCCTATTCCGAGATAACGCGGGACGAGGCCGAGCATAGCCTCAAGACCATCCGCGAGCGCGTCGGCGGCCCCTGCGACATGTCTGATGACCTTCGGAAGATGCTCGGCCTGCCGAGCCATGCGCAGGAATCCGAGAGAGCTGCGGAGCGGGAGGCAGAGCGAGGCGGTCTCGACCAGTAGCGGAATTTCCCCTATTTTTTTGTCTTGTCTAAGGGATTTTTCCTTTATATATTCCCTGACATTGGAACTGGTGTCAGGGAATCAGGCAATGCGCACGATCGGGCAGATTATCGTTCTCATTTCCCTCGCTTCGTGCTGCGCGTTTGTCGGCGCCGTATCGGCTCTTTCGTTCATCTGAGGCGGCAATGCGGACTTTCGAACAAATCCGAGACGACGCGCGCAGCGCCACCCTTTCCGACGTCAGGCGCGCGTCAGATCGTCTCATCAGCAGCGAGGCCGAATATGAGGCGCGCGTGCGCTTCATGATCGGCCCCGACTCCGTGAAGATGCGAGACACGGATATCGCCGCGCATTGCACGATCAAATGCGAGAAGCTTCTCGCCCTCGCCAAGCGCGGCCATTGGACGTTCAGCACGACGGAATATCTCGGCTGGCTCGCCCTGCGGGACGCGGCGAACCTGCGATTGATCGTCCGCGCGAATGGGGAGCTCACGCGCCATGCAGGATGATCGCAGCTTCCGCGAACAGGTCGAGGCGTGTTTCGGAACGCGCGACCCGCTTCTCTATCGCAACCCGGCGCGCGTGGCCGAGAAGGCGCGAGACCGCCTCGAGACAATGGCGAACAATGGTCAGTTCAACTCGCCGCGCTATCGCAAATTCTACAAGCTTTACGAGGCCGCCAAGGCGTGTGCGGCGAGCGCGAGGGCTGCGCAATGACCGCCGCCCTCCCCGTCCCTCGCCAGACGATCGAAGATATCGTGCGAGCGCATGACGAGACGCTCGAGCTCTATGAGCGCGCCTTTTCCGCGATGGAGATTGCCGACGAAGCGTTGCAGGCGGCGCATAGGCGAGCGCATGACGCGGACGGCGGCCAACTCTATGTCTTCGGCGGATCATCGAACGTCGATGAAATACAGCAATTCCGCAATGCGCTCGTCCTGCCGAAGCGCGAACATTACATGCGAACGGCGCGCAAGCTCCTCGCGAATGGAACGTGGGCGAACCTCGTCAAAATGACCGAGCTAATGCGCCTCATGGACAATGAGTCGAAGGAACAGCTCCGCGCACAAATGAACTACGTCCCCGACAAGGTGACGTATGACGGCGAGGTCATCAATCAAGCTGAAATCGACAAGGGCTTGCCGCCGATCACTGTCGGCAACGTCTATGCGACGCTCGAGAAATTCATAGCCGACTCGGGGATGATCTTTCGCCGAGGGATTGCGAACGTCTTTTCGAAATTGGACCGGCGCTTCAAATCGCACGACGGCTTCAAGATCGGCGGCCGGATCATTCTGCGGTGGGTGTTCGATGGCTCCGGCTATCTCAACTCCGGCGCGATCCGCGACAAGCTCATCGACGTCGAGCGCGTTTTCTCAGTGCTCGACGGCGTGGCCGAGGCGGATTTTCAATCGGCGTTGAAAGAACTCGCCGGGCGCAAGGTTCGCGGCACAACCGGCGGAGCGCAGAGCGAGCACGAGACGCCCTACTTCAAAATCCGCGCGTTCAAAAACGGAAACGCGCATCTATGGTTCACGCGCGACGACTTGGTGGAGAAGGTCAATAAGCTGCTCGCCGAATATTACGGCGAAGTCGTCGGAGACGCGCGCACGGCCGATGATGACCCGCTCGAAAATCGGAAGATGACGCCCGCGAAGGATTGGGGCTTTTTCCCTACGCCCGACAAGACCGCAGACGATCTCATAGAATTCTCGCCGCTGCGAACTGAGGGCGTCTCGCTGCGCATATTGGAGCCGAGCGCGGGAACGGGGAACCTCGCCCGCCGTATGGCCGCGGTGCGAACCGCTTCGATTATTTCGGCGGGTCAGTGGATTGATAAAAGATACGCTCACACAGTCGATTGCGTCGAAATCCAGCCGCACCTAGCGCACGCACTTACCGAGCTGCGGCCGAGCATAAACCGAATCGTGACGGCCGACTTCCTCACGCTGCCCCCCGATCCGATCTATGACCGCGTGGTGATGAATCCTCCTTTCGATCGCGAGCGCGATATCGACCATGTGACGCACGCCTGGAAATTCTTGAAGCCCGGCGGCTGTCTCACCGCGATCATGAGCGCTGGCACCGAGTTCCGAGAGACGCGCAAGGCGCTTGCGTTCCGCGTCTTCGTCGAAACGCGCAAGAGCGAATGGCGCGACCTTCCGGCCGGCTCGTTCGCCGAGTGCGGAACGAACGTCAATGTCGTGATGGTCAAGATTTGGAAGGGAGCGAACGAACAATGACGCCTCAGAATATCGCCGAATTCGCCCATAGGCTCGGCTTCGAATTGCCGCTCGTCGGCTTCATGGCGGAGAACGATTTCTTCAGCCGCAGCGATCTCAAAGAGGCCAGCGTCACGGCTGAAGATGTCGTGAAGTTCGCCGTCGCGATGCACGCGGATATGCGAGACATGCGGTTCCCGCCGGGCTGCGAAAGCGTTCGCGAGCGCATGTCGTTCTACCTGTGCGACACGTTCGGAACCGATCTCGACAAATGGGCGCGCGCCGTTCTCGCCAAGGCGCGCGAAGAGCTGCAACAGGTCGCGGCCTAAAGAGGAGAAGGAAGTTGAGCTACAATCGAACGAAGAGACTCGAGCGCATCCGCGAGCATGTGGAGGGATTGCTCGACTGGGCGCACGATCGGCATGGATTGGCTGGCGTCAATGTCGCCATCGGGCTGCTCTGCGCTCTCGTCGTGGAGCTGCTCTATCTCGTCGCCACGGCGCCGGATAGCACGCTCTTGGCGATCATCTTTTTCGTCGTGCTCTTGAAATGATCGTCGCCGCGCTTTCCGACGCAGAGCTTCGCCGGCGCATCGCCGAGCTTGCGCGCGAAGGAAAGCGCGCCGGCCTCCGCCGCGATCTCCCCCGTTACACCGCCATAGCGCGCGAGCTGGTCTCGCTCAGAGTGGAGCGCGATCTCCGCGCAAGAAAGGACCGCAATGTCAAAAGTCGATGAACTCGTTAAGATCGTCGCGCGCATCGTCGATCTAAGCTCGGACGCTGGATTCCACCCGATCGGCGACGCTCGGCAACTCCCCGGAAAATATTCACGAGCTGCTCAGAACCTCATTATGAGCCGCGACGAAAAATCTCCGGTGGTGGCCCGCGCGAAGGAAATTGTCGGCGAAGAAGAGCGTGCGCGCGGCGAACGCGAGCGCGACCAACTCCTCTCGGAATATTCCGCCGAATTGGAAGGGCTGCGCGCAATCCTTCCGTCCATCGCCGCCGCGGCATCCATAGAAATCGGCGTGAGGGCGCGAGCCATCGCCAGCGAAGCGAAAAGCGGGGGCGCGCAATGATGACGGAAGATTTTGAATTCCAAGAGAACGGGATTTTCTGGACTGTGATTGATCGTCCAGTCGGACGGCAGGCGCTCCCAACTTGGATTGCTGACGCTCACATCAATTGGATGGACGGCTACGACAACTCGCCTAGAGTGACCTTCAAGACCCGCGGAAATCCGTCCGAATGGGAAGGGAAGCGGTGGAGGAGAGAGGGCAAGGGCGATTACTTTGCTGAACATGAGGACGGCCGGCTGGACCATTACTTTCACCGTGGTCAACTCGCCCGACGCAAGATCGAAATGTATGTCGACTTCGCCGGGAATCCTCACGTTTATCGGCCTCTCAAGTCAGGATGGCCGAGGCGGACAGTCGACATTCTAGCAACGACTCAAGAAGACGGTTACGCAGGCCGTGCGTATCAAATCACAATGGAAAGCGGCGAAACGGCGCTCTTGCGCGGGCCGTGGTATGGGCTCGCTCGGCCTGGATATGTGGCGTTTTCGTTTGTCGATTTGGGCGCATCTTGGCGCTCGCGGTCTGTATCGAATAGATGGCGTCGCCCATGGTTCAAAGAGACCGCGTGCTTTGGCCTTTACATGCGCACCGATGTTTGGGTTGCCGCGCTCGCGCGGTTCTGCCCCGAGATTGAACTGGCGATTGTGAAGCATTCCAATATCGTCAGTTTGGAGCCTTTCAAGCCGGAATGGGGCGTTCCGAAATGCGTCATCCATGAACGCAAGCGGCAAGCTTTTCTTGCTTCTCAGTCTCGCGCTGCGGAGTGACGATCATGACCCACTGCGACACCTGCAAATTTTGGGATCAATCCGGGCTCCCGCATTATTCACCGCACAGTGACAGCGGCTGATGCAAAGCGCTCCCGCCGGTCCCCGACGATCGAAACGAAGTCGCGCGCTGGCCTATCACAGACTTTCTGGACTGGTGCGCCGCTCACTCGCCCCGTGTCGATTGGCCGTTCAAGAGCCAAGACGAAGACATACCGTTCTGAGGAGAGCGAACCGATGAGCCTGCATGTGCTTTCCTGGGCCTATTCGCGCTCGGCTGGTGATCCAGTGGCGAAGCTCGTCTTGCTCGCGCTGGCGAATGAGGCCGATGCGTCTGGCCTTGTCGGGCGTTCAAGAGCGCTGATCGGTCGGCTGACCGTCGTCACTGAGCTGCCGCGCGGTGACGTGCTTTCCGCGCTGGAGCGCCTGCAGGATGTGAGCGCGATCGTCGACCAGCCGAACGGGTTTCAGTTGAAGTTCGGGGAGGCAGCATGACGAGGCCGCTCGCGCTAGATCTCTTTTCAGGGGCGGCGGGCGGATGGTCGCTCGGTCTCCATCGCGCCGGCTTCACGACAGGCGCGGCTTGCGAATTCGACCCATGGCGCCGCGCTGTCTTTGTGCAGAATTTTCCAGATGCTCGGATGTATGACGATGTTCGAGAACTCACGGCAGATCGAATTATTTCCGACCTCGGCCGCGCGCCCGACATCATCATCGGAAGCCCGCCGTGTCAGGACGCCAGCGCCGCGAACACGAAAGGCAAAGGAGTCGATGGCGAGCGCACAGGGCTGTTCTTCGAAGCGATCCGACTCGTCAGAGATTTGCGACCTCGTTGGGTTGCTCTTGAGAACGTCCCTCGCCTCAGAACTCGCGGTGCTGACCGGGTGCTCGGCGCGTTGGAAGAGATCGGCTACTCCGCTTGGCCGTTCGTGGTGGGTGCTGACGACATCCGCGCCAACCATGAACGAAAGCGCGTCTGGATTATTGCTTTCGACCCCGCGCAAATCGGACGCGGCTGCTGGTGGACACGGCGATACGGGCCGGATGGGGACGGTGCGGCATATCCTGCATCAGGCGATGCTCGCCAGTCCCGCCGCGCGGGACTGGCGCTCCGGCAAGGCTTCTCCGGAGACGATGACCCGCAATGCCAGGCCGCTGAACGAGCAGCTTGCCGGCGCGGATATGATGCTGACGCCAACAGCGAAGGGCAATCTGACGGCGCCGTCGATGCAGAAATGGGCGGGAGCTCGGGCCTTGGCGAAGATGCTGGCGAACCATGGGCTCATTGGAACGGCGGCCTTGCCTATCACATACGGATGGATGCAGGGCTTTCCGCCCGGGTGGCTGAGCAGCGCGGCCTTGCGGGCGCCATTGTCGCCGCGTTCGGAGACAGCGTCGTCCCGCAAATCCCGGAAGCGATAGGACGCGCGATCTGGCGCGTGGAAGAATCGCTCGCTGCTCTTTTCGGGGAGCGCCGATGACCTTCTTCTGGCGGCTCCCCACCATCGCCTATGTGCTCCGCCGCGACGGCCTCTCTGAGGAGCGCCGCGCTGTCGTGGTGCGGCGTCCATCTCAGATGATCAAGCGCGCCAGAGCGCGCGCGAAGGCAGCGCGGCAATGGAAGGCGGCGGCCCCATGATCATCGCGCCCCACGCCATCATCCGGTACCTCGAGCGCATAGAGGGCTTTGATGTCGAGGGCGCTCGCCAACGGCTGCGCCCGGCGGCTCTGCGGACGATCGGCGACGCCGCTCTTGTCGCGCTTCTCGAGCAGGAAGAGCCGGCGCTGATCGCGCGGGTGAGCGAGACGATGATGCGGGCGTGCGCCGATGCTGCGGGGTCTGGCGCGGTGAGTCTGGTGAGCGCAGGCGTCAAATACGTGTTCCGTGGCAGGGCGATTGTCACCGTGATGCGACCGGGCGCGAGGATCAAGAAAAGGAAGCGCGAGAGGGAGACCATCGCTTGAGCGCACGCCCACCATTGGACATTCTCCCGCGCCGAGGCAATCCCGCCAGCTTACACCCGACACATCGCCGAGGCGGCCATCCGGGCGCTCACGGGCGCGGGATTGACGAGGGAAAGTTCCACTTGACGCGCGGGATTCGGCGCGGCTACAAATCGCACACCTCCTGAGTGATGGATTGTTCGTAGCATTCCCGGGCCGGTTCCTCCCCGTCGATAGAGCCGGCCCGGCGGATTGCCTCCCAGTTTCGCCCGAATGGGCAGTTTGTTTCGATCGGCTCTCAGGGGCTCGCCGCGGAGCGTGGGGCGGGTCAGTCGCCGGCGCCAGCCGTTCCCCTCGAGGGACATGGGGCGCGCGGGTCACGGCTTGGGGGAACGGCTCTAGCCGATCGGAAGCTTTCGCCCGCAAGGGCAACGGCACAGCCGGAACAACATAGCCGGCGATAGCGCCCCTCGTTTCTGGCCTTGCGAGGGGGAGGCGAAGAGTGAACGCCAGCGGGCGGGGTTTGCGCCAATAGGTCGCCTCAAGCCCGAAAGTTTGCCGCCCTCCACCGTTGGAGGCTTACCCCCGGCGATGGTCGTAAGCGGCCCGGCCCGCGCGGCCTCCTCGAGGAGCGCGGGCCACCTATTCGCCGCGGGGGTCGCAGCCTTCGGCGGAAGCCCCCTCTCCGAGTCAGACCGGAGAGGGGGCGCCTATTCGAGCGTCGGCGGCCGCACGCCCGGCGCTCGAACTCCCCCGCGCCGCATCGTCCCGGCGCGGGGGAACAAATTCCCGAGCGAAACGAACCAAGGGCAAATCCGGCCAAAGTCAGGGACGGCGGCCGGGCGGGGTTCGGAGTAGGCTGGCGCCTCCCGGCGGATGAGAGGCAAGCCCCGGCGCGCTCTGGCAGAAATGCCTACGCCCTCAAGCAAAGAGCGCCGCCGGGGCGCTATTCGTCGCGCTCTATGCCGCACGTCGGCCGCACGCCGCAGCGCCAGAAACGGACGAAGGGCCAGTAGAGCCAAAACGGCCCTATCGCGAATCCCCAGCTCGTCGCGCCTTTCTGAAAGACGATGATCTTCATTTTTCCGGCTCCCACCTGAAATTCAGCCCCGCGTCGATCGCCGCGCACGCGAGCCGATACCGGAGCATTTCGCGCTCTCCGATCGGCGCCCTCTCGTCCCTGCCGCGCTGAAATCCCGCCTCGAAATCTTGAATGGCGCTTTCGGAATATCCCGTGATCTCGGCGAGCTCGCGCCGGGAGAGTTTCAACGATTCGCGCCATAGGCGGGCGCGCTCGCCTTCGTGGGGATGTTCGGTCATGGCTCTGTCCTCAGCGCGGCATGAAACCGCCGAGCGAGTTCCGCCACGCGCGGTCTTCGGCGATCATTCGTGCCTCGAATGCGTCAATTTCCGCGTCAACGGCGGCGTGCTTCCAGGCGAGCGCCGGGTCCGCCTCGAGCGCCTCCCGCAACGTCGTGAATTGATCGTGGTGGGCCTGAAAAGCCCGGTCGACGAGCCGGCTCTTTTCCTCTTTCAGCTTCGCCCATTTATCGAGCTGTGCCTTCGTCATCTGGCGGCGCGGATTCGGCACGGCCGATCCTCTCATGTTGCGGATGGTGCGGAATGGGCGGCCCGCGACAATGGAGCCGCCCCTGGGGGAGTGAGGGGCGAAAGCCCCCTGTCATTCGTCAGATATGCACGCGGCGCGGGGCGCGGATGGAAGCGAGCGCATGGTCTATGACGTGGGCGTCATAACGGGCGGCCCGCTGCTCGCCAGCGGCCTCGGCCTCGCGCTGGCGCAGCACGACGCCGGCGCGAACCTCGAGTTGAGCGCGGCGGTCTAGGAGAGATTGGTTGCGGCGGCCGAGTTTGGCGCCGAGCAGCCGGGCCAGCGCCCCGCGCAGGATGCGAGCCTCATTCGGGATTTCGTTCCAGCGGCAACCGGCAAGCGAGTTGATCGCGTCGCGCGTCGAGTCGCAAACATCGCGGAACTGAGAAGCGGAAAGAGCGAGCTTATTCATGGTCGCGGTCCTCTGTGGCAATCACCGTTTATCGATGGATTGTTTATAGCGATAATCGCTAAATCACGCAACGGAAAAATCCGTTACTAAGGGAAAAAAGAAGGGCTCGGCAACGTCGCCGAGCCCTTGTTATCGATCAGGCCGCGCGAGCCTGAGACGACAGGATAGAGGCCATTTTCTCGCCGAGGCTCCACAGGGCGCGATTGACTTTCACGTCCTGATCGATACCGCCGATCTCGCGCGTCGTGCGCATCCGGCCGCGGCGCACAATGCCGCGCTCATCCTTCGTCGGTTCCTCGCGGGCCGAGAGGCCGCCGCGGATGGCGTTCTCTTGAATGACGTTGAACGTCGTCCACAGGTCGGAAGCGCGATCTTCGGAGCGGCGCGGCACGAGAAAGGCCTCGGCCTTAATCGGCGAGTCGACCTCGCCCTCTGCGTCGCCGAGGCGGATCATCCGGGCGCTTTCGGCAAAGGCGAGGCGCGCCGGCGCCGGAAGCTGAAGGCCAGACCATTCGATAACGCGGTCTTGCTGCTCTTCGACGGTGGAAATGACGCGGAACGATCCTTCGATAACTTCGTCGACGGCGTTCCCGCTATGGCGGACCTTCGTCTCGTCGATCCGGCAATTTTGGATAATCATTCCATTCGAGCAAATGAAGCGGAACATGCCGCCCATGAGCTTGTAAGCGCTCGAGCCGTCATTCGCATTGACGAGCACGACTTCAGGGGTCACGCCCGCGATATATTGCTTCGTCGCGCGGCTGCGGAAACGAATGATGTGTTTCGTGAAATCCTTCCGGCTCTCGTCGCGGGTCCGGCACTGAAGAGCCTTGAAGGGCTCGAAGCCGGCTTTGCGCATTCCCTCGACGACGTCGATCGTGGCGATGGGCGCGAAACGCTCCGAGCGGCTTTCGTGCGCCTCGCGGGCGAAGATCGAAGGGGCGGCGGCGCGCAGGGCGTCATTATCGAGCGGGAGATTGGCGGCGGCGGAGGCGTAATGGCGGATCATGGTCAATTCCTTCCGTGATTTGAAGCGTCGAACTGCTTTGTTCGATGTTTAATTTTTAGCTGAAGTCGCTAAGATCGTCAATGGATTTTTCCACTACTAAGGGATTTTTCCCGGAGCTTTTGCGGCGGATTCCGGCGCCGGTCATCCCGCAATGAGGTGAACGAAAATTTCGCGCGGCTGATTGAAGGAAAACCGGGAGAATTCCCCGCCTGCCGCGTTGCGAAAGCCGAGGCCGTTGAGCGTGTCGAGAACGGCCGCTTGCGAGCCGTCGAAACAAACGCGGATCGAAGTCGGGAAAACGCGAAGGCGAGCCTTCACGCCAGCGTTGAGCAGGGCCAGCGCGATGAGCGCCTTGTGGTCACTGGTGACGCGATAAAGCTTGATGATCGCCATGGTCCCCACTCCCCTTAGATGACGTCGAAAGCCGAGCGATTGGCGCCGCCCTCGGTCACAACGCCCGTGCTGGAAACGAGGCGGAGTTTCCAGGGATAGCCGTTGAAGTCCTTCCCGATGATCTCACCTTCCATGCCGTGAGCGCGGACCTTCGCGCCGATCGTCGCGCGTTTCGCCGCCGGCTTGCGAGCCTTGCGAACCTTCGGGGTGGTGGCAGAGAGGAAGCGGCAAATCTCATACATGGCGGGCTCTTTCTTATGGGCGTGTCGGTTCGTTCGATGATTTGTTTTTAGCGATTGTCGCTATAAACGTCAATGGAAATATCCATCACAGATTACCTAGTATGCTGGAATTTGACCGCATCATCGCGGAAGCATAAGGATAAATCCGTTATCGGACTTATTCGGAGGGCTGGCATGACGGCGCCGAGACGCAAAGAGGGTCGATACGACCGAATTGAGAATGCGACGCATCCGGGCCCGGCGCTTCCGAGCGCCCCGCGGAAGATGCGAGGAAAGGTCGAAATCGTCGTCGGCGCAGTGCCGGACCCGAACCCCGTCATGGGCGAGAAACTGAGGCGGCAAAAGGTCGCCGTGAATGCCGCCTGTGACCCGCTCGAGCGCGAGCACGCCTATCACCGCATTTCGCCGGCAGCCTACCGCGCCGGGCGCATCTATCAGCGGATCATCGAAGCGGCCAGGATCGGCGGCGGCGGGTCCTCGTTCGGCGAAGCGACGGGCGGCGGCCCCACGGCGGGCGCGCAAGACGCGAAAGCTGCGGAGGCGATCGACCGCGCCGCGGCCGTCGTGAGCCTCACGGAACAAACGCGCCGTGCGATCGGCCAATGGGCGGAGATAACGCTCCGCATGATCCTCGGCGACGGCTTGTCGTTTGCGCAGGTTGCGGCGGCCCGCAGAGAGCCCACAAAGCGCGGAACCGCAAAAGTGGCGAGCGAGTTCCGGGAAGCGCTCTGCGGCCTCGCCAACGAATTTGATCGTATAGGTTGGCGCGGGGGGGATTGACACGCGGGAGCAATTCGATTCACAAACTATACAACGCGATTCACGCCCGGGGCCGGAGACGGCTTCCGGGCGTTTCTGATTCGAGCGCCCGCTCTGCGGGTAAGGCAACACGGGTCGGGCCGAGGATGACCTCGGACATTCGGCGAAAGCTGAATGGATTGGCGACACCACGTCGAGGCCCTACCTTGACGCCGCCGACGAACCTGCGCTCGTTCCATCCCACGGGCAGTGTTGAGCCCACCCTCGACACCCCTATGATGACCTTCCCGGCCACACAGAGTGAGGCGATGGCGCTCCGCACTATCCCCCCACGCCTCAAGCCGGCGCAGCAAAGCCGCGCCAAGCGCATCGATACCGCAGGCGGCGCGAACAAAGCTCACTATCAGAGCGCTGCTCATGACGCATGGGCTAAGGCTGTAAAGGACAGAGACGGCCACCGCTGCGTCAAATGCGGGGCCGCAGGCCCCCGCCTCACAGCCGACCACATCATCGAGGTCAAAGACGGCGGCGCAAAGCTCGACGTCGCTAACGGTCAAACGATCTGCCTCCCCTGTTCGAACACAAAGACCGCACAGGCCCGCAGAGAGCGCCAACGGTAAGCGAACCTCCGCCCTGCCCTCTGCAAAGACGCATCACCAAAAGAACGCCCACAGCGCCCTCCGCAGCCCTTCCCCGAGGCCATCACCTGCTCCATACGCAATAACCCTCGATAGGGGGTGGGGGGGGTAAAATCTCGGGGCCGATAGGGCCTCCCACCGGTTGGGGTCTCACGCGGAGATTTTTTCCCCCAGCCCGGAAAATCGGGCGGCGCCCGGCAACCGACCGAAAAACAGAGGCTAAATTGACGACACGGAAGCGAGGGCGGCCGGCGTTCCGCAAGACCCCGGCGCTGGCCAAGAGGGTCGAGGAGCTGACGAGCGGCGGCATGTCGCAAGGGGCTATCGCCAAGGTGCTGCGCTGCGACTCCGACACTCTGCGGAAGCATTTCGGCGACGAGTTGGACAATGGGATTCAGCGACGGCGGGCCGAGGTTATCTCGCTGCTCTTCAAGAGCGCGCGCGGCGGCAACGTGACCGCTCAAAAGAAGCTCGAGGAAATGACCGGACGCGCCGCCGTCGAGGACGAATTCAACGGCGATCGGGCGCCCGCGCCCGCGTCCCCGAAGCCGAAGAAGGTCGGGAAGAAAGAGTCCGAGTCAGCGCAGGCGACGTCCATGGTCGAAGATCAAGACTGGGGGGCCGATATCGCGGCCTCTCTCGGCGGCGCGCATAAGACGCTGCAATGATACGAACCTCGACGGCATGCCCAGACTGGGAACAGCGCCTCATTGAGGGGCGGTCGCTTGTCCCTGCCATGGACCTGGACGAAGGGGAAGCCGCGCGCGCGGCGCGGTGGTTCGATCGGATGCGGCTCCCCGAGGTCATTGGTCAACCGCTGATCGGAGAGGTTGTCGGAGACTGGTACCGAGACGCAGTTCGCGCGCTTTTCGGGTCATACAACAAAGCGAACAATGTCCGCCGTATCGCGACGGTGCATATGATCCTGCCAAAGAAGCAAGGAAAAACGACCCTCTCCGGCGGAACGATGCTGACGGCGCTCTTGATGAACAAGCGCCCGAATGCGCGCTTTGGCATTCTTGGAGCGACACAGAAAATTTCCGGCGAAGCGTATGACTCTGCCGCTGGCATGATCGAGGCCGAGCCGAAATTCAAAAAGTTCCTGAAGACGACGGACCATCTGAAGCTGATCGAGCATCGGCTCACCGGCGCCTATCTCGAGGTCACGAGCTTCGATACGAAAGTCGCGACGGGCGGAAAATTCGCCGGGTGCCTTGTCGACGAGCTGCATGTTCTGGGCTCAGTCGCTGCCGCTGATCGCGTCATCGGACAAATCAGGGGAGCGAGAATCGCATTCCCCGAGAGCTTCGTATGGCTGATCACTACGCAGTCAGAGGCTCCGCCCGCCGGCATATTCGCAAAAGAACTGAAATATGCGCGAGAAGTCCGCGATGGCGTCATAACCGATCCGAGCTACCTACCGATCATCTATGAGTTCCCGAAGCATATCCAGGAAGATCGCAATAGGCCGTGGGAAAACCCGGAACTCTGGCGCCGCGTTATGCCGAGCCTCGGGTCCGCAGTTTCCCGCGACGTCCTGGAGGAACAGTTCCGGGCGGAGAAGCATAAGGGCGAGGCGGACGTCCGCCGGTGGGCGTCGCAGCACCTGAATATCGAAATCGGAATCGCGCTCGGAGCGGATAGTTGGGTGGGCGCTGAATTCTGGCCCGACGCGGCAGAAAAAGCGTTGACGCTCGAAAAAATCTTGTCGCGATGCGAGGTTGTCGTCGTTGGAATAGATGGCGGCGGCGCGGATGACCTATTGAGCATCTATGTCATTGGTCGACAGCGGTGCGACTCACAGGATGTTAGACGCCGAAAATGGTTTGGATGGGGGCATTCGTGGGCGTTTAGCGACCCCGTACAGGGGCGCGGCGTTGTAGAACGCCGACTCTCTCTCGAGCCGCAGTTGAGCGATTTCGTCGAAGATGGCGATCTTACGATTTTTACGCAGCCGGGCGCAGGGGTCGAAGGCGCGGTCGCGATCATCAAAAAAATTTATGATGCAGGCCTTCTTGGCGGCGTTGGAGCCGACCCCGCGGGCAAAGTCGTTGCATCAATCTCCGATGCTCTGGAGCTTTCCGAAATGACTGACAGCGACGGACCTCTACAGGTTCAGTCCGTCAGCCAGGGTTTCTTACTCCAGGGTGCAATAGGAACATGTGAATTGGAGCTGTTGTCTGGCCGGTTCATCCCCGCAGATCAACGGATCATGGCGTGGGCTCTCGGTAACGCAAAAGCCGAACTGAAGGGTAGCGCGCAGATGATTTATAAACAGGCCGCTGGCTATGCGAAAATCGATCCTATCATGGCGATGTTCGACGCTATTCGCCTTATGAGCTTGAACCCGGAAGCTCCATCCGGAGGTTTCGACGAATTCGCGGTTGTGTGAGGCCGGATGAGCTTTTTCGAGCGCATATTCGGGCGAGGCTCGCACTCGTCTCCGATCTCTGTTGTCGCGGCTGAAGAACAAAAGTCCGTCGACATATCCCCAGAGCTTTGGGCCGCCGTCAATGGCGGCTGGGGAATCCCGACGAAGGCGGGGACGGATGTTTCGTCTGTCACTGCGTTGCAGGTCCCCGCGTTTTTCCGTGGCGTCATGGTGATTGCCGATGGAATTGCGCAACTGCCCGTCGAAATCTATCGCGACCTCCCGAGCGGCAAAGGATCGGAGCCGGCGGTCGACCATCCGCTTTATGATCTGCTGTTGCACCGCGCCAGCGAATTGCAGGATGCGTTTCAGTTCTTCACGACGATCTTGCTGCACGCTGCGGCGACGGGAAACAGCGTCTCCTATCGCGTCGTCGTCAATGGCGAGACGAGAGAGCTTATCCCGATCCGCCCGGAAAGCACGACGATCGACATAGAGACGCGCTTCATGCGCAAGCGCTTCGATCTGACGTTTGAGAATGGAGTCTTCGCTACGGTCGGCGCGGAAGAGGTTTTCCACCTCAGCGGGCCGGGCTGGCGCGCCTATAAGGGCCTCGACCCTGCGGTTATCGGGCGAGAGGCAATCGGGCTCGCCAGAGCGACGGAAGAGTCACAGGCGCGGCTCCATTCGAATGGCGCGCGAACCGGCGGCATTTTGGCGCCGGCGGATGAAAAGGTGCGCCTGACCAGCGAACAGCTTTCCAAGCTTCAGTCCGGCTGGGCGCAAATGCAGACTGGCCTTTCGAATGCGTTCAAGACGTTCGTTTCATCCGGCGCCCTGAAGTGGACGCCGCTTGCTGCGACGGGTGTCGATAATCAGCACCTCGAGACGCGGAAACACCAGATCGAAGAAATCTGCCGCGTGCTCGGCGTCTTTCCGATCATGGTAGGACATGCTGGCGACCAGTCGCCGACATTCGCAAGCGCAGAGGCGTTTTTCGACGCCCATGTCCGCTACACGCTGCAACGATGGATCAAGGCGCTTCGCTCGGCGATCAATACGCAGCTGCTGACGAAAGACGAGCGGCGCGAAGGCTACCACGTCCGCATCGACACGACGGAATTGACGCGCGGGTCCCTCGAGGCGCGAACGAAATACTATCAGGCCGCGCTCGGAACGAACTCGAATCCGGGATGGCTCGATAGGAATGAGGTCCGCGACGACGACGGTTGGAATCCGCGGCCCGAGAATGAGAATGCTGGGCGTCTTTTGGAGCCGCTTACGATGGCCCCGGCCGGAGAGGCGCGCCCCGCCACTACGACGGCCGCTCGACCGCCGGAGCCCCCGCCGTCCGAGCAAAAATCGATGGAGCCGCGCACGCTCTATGTGTCGCGTCGCCTGCTCAACGCCGGAGAGTTTCTCGCGTGGGCGAAATCGCAAGGCTTCAAGACGACGCTCGCAGAGAGCGATCTGCATGTCACCATCGCCTACAGCCGCAAGCGTCTCGATTGGAGCCTCGTCGGAGACGATTGCATTATCTGCGACCCGAAGAATGACGGCGGGCTCGTCATCACGCCCGGCGGCCCCCGCGTCGTCGAGCCGCTCGGTCCGCAAGGCGCGATCGTTCTGAAGTTCGCATCATGGGCGCTGTCCAGGCGCAACCACGAAATCACGGAAGCCGGCGCGTCGTCGGATTGGCCGGAATTCCAGCCGCACGTCACCATCACATACGACGGCGCGGGCGTCGATCTTTCCAAGGTCGAGCCCTTCCGCGGCGCGCTGCGCTTTGGACTGGAAATTTTCGAAGAGATCGACGAAAACTGGAAACCGAGGATCGATTGACATGGAACTCGGCTGCATTGCGGTCCCTCTGGAGCTCAAATTCGACGCTGCCGACAAGCCCCCCGGCTATTTCGAAGGCTACGGCGCCGTGTTCGGGAACATGGATTCCCATGGCGACGTAATCGAGCCCGGCGCTTTCGCGAAGTCGCTGCTCGAGCGCGAACGCTCCGGGCGGCGGCTCCCGCCGATGCGCGTCATGCACGGAAAGGCGAAATGGGGGCCGTCGCCGATCGGTAAATGGCTGGCGATGGCGGAGGACAAGAACGGTCTCGCCGTCGCGGGCCAGCTCTCGAACATGGACCTCGAAAGCGGCAAGGAAATCTATGGGCTGCTGAAGGATGACGTTCTCGGCGGTCTGTCGATTGGATATCAGGTCGCGCCCGGCGGTTCGAAGATGGGGTCTGGGCGCGCCGGCGAGCCGCGCCGCTATCTGAAGACGGTTCACCTTGGCGAGGTCTCCATCGTCGATGACCCGTCCAATCCTCTGAGCAAGGCCTATTACATCAAATCCGCCGGCGTCGATGCGACGCTCGCCGATGAGATCAAGACCATTCGCGACTTCGAGGATTTCCTGCGGGATGCAGGGTTCTCGCGCGCCGCTGCGAAATCCATCGCCATTCGCGGCTTCAAGGCGCAACCGGAACCTCGGGATGAGGACGAAATCGGCAAACACATCCGCGCGCGCTTCGCCGCGCTCGCATCCGTCATCGCGAAATAGGAAACCGATCATGGAACCCGAAGAGATCAAGTCTGCCGTCGACAAGGCGGTGAACCCCGTCATGACCGCGTTCGAACAGTTCAAGGCGGCGAATGACGCTCGCCTCGCCGAGATCGAAAAGAAAGGCTCGGCCGATCCGCTGCTCGATGAGAAGCTGGGCAAGATCGAAAAGCGGCTCGGCGATTTCGAAGGCCTGAATCAGAAGCTGACTCTCGCCGAGGGCCAGGCGAAGGCCGCCCGCGAAGCTGCCGACCGTATCGAAGTCGCGATGGCGCGCATTCCCGGCGCGGCGCGCGGCGGCGGCTCCCCCGGCGAGGTCAAGCAGCGCGCCAATGATTGGCTCCGCTCTGTCGTCTCCGCTCACACGCTCGGCATTCCGAACCTGGGCGCCGAACAGCGCAAGTCTATCGAGGACGCCATCGCCGAATACAAGTCGCTCAACGTGTCGAGCGACACGGCCGGCGGCTATCTGGCGCCGCTCGAATACGTCCGCGAGATCATCAAGGGCGTGACCGAGCAGAGCCCGGTTCGTGCGTTGGTGCGCGTCCGCACCACGGCCGCGAAGTCGATTCAGATTCCGAAGCGCACGGGCCAGTTCGCGGCGCAGTGGGTGGCGGAACAGGGCACGAAGTCGGAGACGACTGGGCTTGCCTATGGCCTAGAGGAAATCCCGGCGCACGAAATCTTCGCGCTGATCGATATCTCCAATCAGATGCTCGAGGATTCGGCCTTCGATATGGAGTCCGAGCTTCGCATGGAAGCGGAGGAACAGTTCGCGGTCGCGGAAGGCGCGGCGGTGATCTCCGGTTCCGGCGTCGGGAAGTCGCAGGGCGTCCTGGTGCATGGAAGCGTCGCCGAAACCAACAGCGGCTCCGCGGCGGCTATCACCGCGGACGGCGTTCTGAGCCTCTTCTACGGCATCAAGACCGCCTATGCGCGCGCCGCGACCTGGGGCATGAACCGCTCGACGATCGGCGCCATTCGCAAGCTGAAGGACGGCGACGGCCAGTATCTATGGTCTCCCGGCCTCGCGAACGGCGTTCCGAATTCGATCAACGGCGCGCCCTATGTCGAGCTTCCCGACATGCCCGACATTGCCGCGAACGCCTATCCCGTCGTCTTCGGCGATTGGCGCCGCGCGTACACGCTTGTCGACCGAATCTCCATGGAGTTCCTGCGCGACCCCTACACGCAGGCGACGGGCGGCAATGTGCGCTTCATCTTCCGCCGGCGCCAGGGCGGGCAGGTCGTGCTGCCGGAAGCGATCCGCAAGCTGAAGATCGCGGCGTAATCCATTCGGCGGCGCATCGCGCGCCGCCGCTTTCCCCATTTCCTACATGAGGAGCGCCGACCATGGCGTCGAAAGACCTCCACAACAACATCCACGTCGCGCGCGGGCTCTCTCCCGTCGCGGCCGGCACGGACAATACGGCCTATGTGTCGCAGATCATCGACACGGCCGGCTATGAGGCGGTGGAATTCCTGATCGCGATCGGCGCGAACACGGACGCCGATGCGACGTTCACGGTCCTTTTCGAGGATGGCAACGCGGCGAACCTCTCGGACGCTGCGGCCGTCGACGATAAGTTCCTTCTGGGGACCGAGGCGCTGGCGAGCTTTCAGTTCGACGACGACAACGAGGTTCGCAAGATTGGCTACGTCGGTCCAAAGCGCTACTGCCGCGTGACCATCACGCCGGCCGGCAACGGTGCGGGCAACATCTTCATCGCGGGCCTGTGGTTGCTGGGCCATCCGCGCTCGGCTCCCACGTCCAATCCCCCGGCCTGATCGGCGGCGCCGCAATAAGCGCCCCGGCGGGCTCTGCCGGGGCGCGATTTTGGAGATTGACGCATGCTCGCCTTCATAAAGAAATCGTTTCCCTACGCGCACGATGGAATCCACGTCGAGGAATTGGCGGCAGGCTCGACGCGAGAGATCGCCGATAGCGTCTTCGATGGTCTCGAGGCGGCCGGCTATGTCGAGGCTCCGAAGCCGCAGCCGATCGCCCCCATAGAGCCGCCGGCCGCAGAGGCCCCCGCCGCCACAGAGCAGGAAAACAGCGGCTCTGAGGAGGCCCCCGCCGCCACAGACGCCGCCGAGTTTTCCGTTCGCCATATCGGGCGCGGCAAATACGATATCTTCATCGGCGATGAGCGTTACACGCATGACGCGATGACGAAAGACGAGGCGGACGCCGCGCTCGCCGCAATGATCTGAGGGCCGAAGATGGCTGATAATTTCTCGACTTTCGCGCCTGGCCTGTCCGACGTTGCGACGCGACACTTCGCGATCTCGCCATCGGACTCTGCTGACCTCGCCATCAAGCCCCGTGCGATCTATTGCACGGTCGCCGGCGATGCGGTCATCCGCGACGAAGCCGGAACCGACATCACCTATCCGCTCACGGCGGGGCAAATTTTACCCTTCCGTGGCGTCCGAATTCTCGCGACCAACACGACGGCGACCGTCGTCGGCTGGTACTGAAATCTGAGAGGAAACGACCATGGTCGACGCGACATACCAGCCGAAAGTCTATGACAAGCAAGGTGGTGACGAGCTGGTCGTCGCCTCGGGCGGAAAGATCACGATCGAAAGCGGCGGCCTCATCGAAAATGCCGGCGTCTATGCGATCGTCCAGGGCGCGCCGACAGCCAAGACGGTCTCGGCGACGCTGACCGCCGCGGAGATATTGGCGGGAATCATCACCGTCAATCAGGCCGCCGGCGCCGCTTCCGCGCTGCAACTGCCGCTCGCGACCGCGATGGATACCGCGCTCCCGGCGTTCGGCGCGAACTCCTCTTTCGACTTCTCGGTCATCAATATTTCGACCGTCGATGCCGAGGATGCGAGCCTCACGACGAACACGGGCTGGACGCTCGTCGGAAGCATGGACATCCCAGCTTACAGCGCTGCCGGCTCGCTGAATTCCTCTGGCCGCTTCCGGGCTCGGCGCACGGCCGCCGGCGCCTGGACGCTCTATCGGCTGTCCTGATCTATGTCTTTCACCGTCACCGTTCCGGCAGCCGATCGCGCGCTCTTGACGCTCGACGAAATCAAGGGCGCGCTCGGAATCTCTGGCACTGACCAAGATGTAGCTCTTGCAAATTTTGGACTGCAAATCTCTGATATCATTTCCGACGAATGCCGCGTTCCCGGCGATGGAATCGCTATCCCGACGCTGTTGCGCGAGACGATCGTTCAAACCGAGCGCATCGTCAGGTGCGATGGAAATGCGAAGCCGGCGTCTTTGATCCTGGTGCGGCGATTCATCGGCGCGATTAGCTCCATCACAGTGGACGGAACCGCGCTCGAGGCGAGCGATTACGAGATCGATCGTGGGGCTGGGCTTCTGCGTCGGCTGTGCGGCTCTTCCTTCGTCGATTGGCCCCAAGGAACGACTGTCGTCTCCTACACGGCTGGATTTGTCGAAATTCCCGGCGCGTTGAAGCGCGCGGCGGTCACCGTGCTGCGCGAGCAAGCGTCGGCGGATAGCCGCGACCCCTCGCTGAAATCTCTTCGCCAGAAAACCGACGGGCTCTCCGAAACAGAATGGGGCTACTGGGTGAATTCTGCCGCTGGCGGGACATCATCTGCGATATCCGGTCCGGCGAGCGCCATGCTCGATCCTTACCGCTATTGGACGGTGTGAGTGTTCGCCGTGACGACCGCGGCCAGCGAGCGAGCGACGCTCGATCGTGTTCTCGCGCTTGTCGGCGAGCCCTGCCGCCTCGAGCGCTTGCTCCCCAGCGGGGAAACCCGCTCCGTCGACGTGCAGGCCGCCGTGCGAGACTACAACGCCGTCGAGATCGGGCAGAGCAACGGCGGGCTCCAGGCTGGATTTTCCAAGGTCATCATGTCGTCGACTGAAATCGACGCGGCGGGATGGCCGGACCTCGTCACGTTGGCGACGCAGACGGCGGATGATCCGCGCATCCCGCGCCGCGGCGATCGCTTCATCGTGCAAGGCAGGGCTCGCATCGTGCAAGCCGCATGGGCAGCACCGCGCATCGGCGGGGAACTCGTCAGAATCGAAATGACGATCAAATAGAAGGAATCTGCAATGTCTGTCACCGCACAACTCCGCGCCGCGCTTTCGTTCAGCCAGACCCGAACGGCGGTTCTCGGCGCTGCGCCTTCGTGGTCGGCCGCGTTCGACCAAATCGTGAGCCTCGTCAACGGCACCGGCGCGGGCCAATTCGACCTCGGCTATGCGGCCGAGCGCACGGTCGCGAGCGCGGCGAATGACGACATCGACCTCGCCGGCGTGCTGACCGACGCCTATGGGGCGGCCGTCACGATTGCCGAGCTCGTCGCCATCATGATCGTGAACAAGCAGCGCGACGGTACGGCGAACACAACCGATCTGACGCCGGGCGGCGGCTCGAATTTCGTCCCTGGCTTTTCGGCGGCGCTCCCCCCGATCAGCCCCGGCGGAATTTTCATGATGGTAGCGCCTGGCGCGGCTGGCCTCGCGACGGTGACGGCATCGACCGGAGATATTCTCCGCGTTGCGAATTCGTCGGGCGCTCAGAACAAATTCCAAATCGCGATCTTGGGCCGCTCGGCCTGAATTTTCATGGCGCGTATCTCGACGTTCGGCCGAGACATCAAGCTGATCGTCGACAAGAACCTATCTCCTCAGGCGCGCCAGAAATTCGCGGCTGCGGAGGCGAGACGCATCCTTTCCGATGTCCAGGCGTCGAATGCGCGCGTGTTCGGAGAGGCGCCGCAGCACACGACGATTGTTGACGGGAAGATCGGCGCGCCGCTGGAAAGCGTGAACCCGGAACACGGCAAGATCGTCTTCGAATTCCAGCTTGTCGGCCCTGTGCTGGAATGGATCGGCGAGCAGCTTGTCCTGAATTCTCCAGTTCTCACCGGCCGCTATCGTGACTCGCACGTCATGCTTGCGGATGGCGTCGAGGTCGATGTGGACGCTGGCGAGAAAGCGCCGGCTGCTGACGAATACAAATTCGTGAATACGCGTCCATACTCGCGCAAGATAGAGCGCGGGCTTTCCGATCAGGCGCCGGATGGCGTTTTCGAAGTTGTCGCCGACTCGGCGCGCCGTCGCTTCGGCAACATCGCCAACATCAAATTCACCTATGTGGCGCTCTACGTCCCGGCGTCTCGCGCGAAATCCGAGCGCGCCGCAGAGCGCGAAAGCCGCAATCCCGCGATCGTCGTAAGGCCGAGGTAGATGGCGCATCCTGACGTCGAAACGGCGATCTATGACCATTTTGTCGCGAACTGGACGCGCTGCGCGATCATGCGTCCGAATGAAGATTTGACGCTTCCCGGAGACGGCTCGCCTTGGCTGCTCGTCACCTATCCGGTGTCGCGCACGAAGAAAGCAGCGCTCCGCCAGCGCAGCCGCGAAACCGGGTCGATCCGCGTCGTAATCGCCGTCGAGATCGGAATCGGCGGCGCGAAGTCGCGGCAATGGGCCGAGGAAATCGCCGCGCTTTTGAGCCGCGAGACGATAGGAGGCGTCGTCTGCGATGTCGCCTCTGTTGGCGACGGGTTCGATGACGGATCGAATTATCGGCGCTCTGTCATCGTGCCTTACCGATACGAATTCACCGTCGTCTGAAAGGAAGCATCATGACCGAACCTTACAGCCCCGAAGGCGCGCGGGTTTATATCGCGCCGGCCGTCACAACGGCGCCCGCAGACGCCGCCGCTTATACGGCGCTCACCTGGACCGAGATCGGCAGCGTCGAAAGCCTCGGCTCCTACGGCGACACGGCGCAGGAACTCACGGCCACCAATCTGCGCAATAACCGCGTGAAGAAGGTGAAGGGTCCGCGCAACGCTGGCACGCTGGCGATCGTCTGTACCGATGATCCGGCCGACCTCGGCCAGCAAGCGGCGATCGCGGCGGAGAGGACCAGATACAACTACCCGATCAAGATCGTGTTCGACAATGCCGTGACAGTCGGCGGAGATGGAGAGATCAACTATCTCACCGGCCCCCTCATGTCTCGAGAGAAGAACGTCGGCGACTCCACGAACATCGTGAAGCGCACGTTCAACGTCGGGATCAACTCCGACATCATCGAAGTCGCCGCGACCTGATCGTGGCGCGAATAGCAAAAGGAGAAGTGAGCAATGGGTTTCGACCTTTCCGAACTCGATACCGTTGCGGCGGCGTCGGCCGGCGCTTGGATGGATGTCACGCACCCGACGACTGGCGTCGCCATCATGGCCGACAAAGACACGACGATGGCGATCAACCTCGTCGGCGACGACAGCGACGTGGCCCGGAAATATGACCTCGGCGCGCGCAATCGCCGGCTCGCGAAAATCCAGCCCGGTCGGCCGGCGAAGGTGAGCGCCGAACAGATCGAGGCCGACGAGATCGACCGCTTGGCGTCGCGGACGATCGGCTGGCGCGGCGTTGCGCTGGACGGCGCCGATGTCGAGTTCTCGGCCGCGGCGGCGAAGAAGCTCTACACGCGGTTCCCGTGGCTTCGCGTCCAGGTCGCGGAATTCATCGAGGACCGCGCGAATTTTTTGAAGGTCTAGCGGAAGAGCTGCTCGAGTTCGCTCGGGCGGCATATTCCGCGAAGGCTGGCGCGCCGATCTATGGCGCTCCGCCTTATCAGCTCGCCCATGTCTGGGAATGGTTCTCTGATCTATCGTTCTCGCGGGGGAGCAACGGATTTTCAGCGCTTCCCCTCCCGCCGAGCGAGATCGCAGCATGGGCGCGCGGGATGCGCATCGAACTGACAGCGTTCGAATTCACGCTGTTGCGCCGCATCGATCGCGTCGTATTGCCGATCCTCAATAAGACGAAGCCAAGCGGCAATGAATCAGCGCCTGATATCGTGCCTATCAATGACACAGCCGGGCTGAAAGCGCTGTTCGCCGGGCTGAAAGAGCGTGCCAGGAGGGATTGATGGCCGAAAATGTCGTCACCCGGATCGATATCGATGTCCGCGGTTCGGACAGCGCGGACCGTGCGACCGCTGCTCTCGAGAAGCTTGTCGGCGCCGAAGAGCGCGCGACGGTATCATCGGACAAGCTGGAAAAGGTGCGTGAGCGCAGCTCGGCGGCGGCCGATCGCATCGCGAAGCGCTATGACTCAGAGTATCGCGCAGTCCAACAGCTCGCAAAGGATCAGGCGGCGCTCAACCGCGCCTATGACGCCGGCCTCGGCGGGACGCTCGCTTATGAGCGCGCACTCGCCGGGGTGACGAGACAGCAGGCCGAGCTTTCCAAGGCCGTCAACGACAACGGCAAGTCCGCCGGGCTCGCGCGCCATGAATGGACGAATCTATCCCGCCAGATGCAAGACGTTGGGACCATGCTCGCGAGCGGTTCCTCGCCGACGCAGGTTCTGGCGACGCAGGGCGCACAGATCTACGATATTTTCTCGTCGTCGAAAGGCGGCGCGGTGTCGGCGCTGAAAGACTTCGCGCTAGCGACGACGCGCTTTCTCACCAATCCGCTGACGATCGGTGTGGCGGTTGTCGCCGGCGCCACCTATTCATTCATACGCTGGCGAGACGAGATCGCAGCGACGACGATCGCGCTCAACGGGCTCGGTCGCGCGAGCGGGCAGACCGTCAATGGCGTCATGTCGCTTTCGCAGTCTGCGGCGGACCGGGCCGGAATATCGGCTTCGTCGGCACGCGGCGTCGCGGGGCAGATGCTCAACGCAGGGGTGAGCGGATCGAACATAGAGGGCGGTGTCGGCGCTTCGGTCGATTTCTCGCGGCGCTTTGGCGTCGACCTCGAAGCGGCGGGACAGACGCTATCCAAAGCGCTCGCGGACCCCGCCAAGGGCGCCGAGACGCTGGCGAAACAGTATGGGCTCGTCACCTTCGCGGAACAGCGCCAGATTTCCGAGATCGCGGCGCTGGGGAACAAGTCGGAAGCGAGCTCGAGGCTCGTCGCCATCTTGAACCAACGCCTCGCCGAAATGGAGGACCCGACTTCGCGAATTGCGAAGTGGTGGGAGACCGTGAAGAAGGGATTTTTCGACGGGCTCGACAAGATCGGACGCGGGATAGACCGCGTTGTCGACGGCCCGGCCGAGACGCAGCGCAAAGCGGAGCAGCGCGCGAAATCCGCGTTGCAGGGGACGCTGCGCGGGCTGGAGAGCGCCGAGCAAGAGCGCGGTCAATCGCTGGACAGGATGCGCGAGGACAGCGCGCTCGCCGTCAAGGAGATCAATGCCCGGACCTATGCGGAGCGCGAGTTTATCGCACGGCAGCGGGCGTGGAATGAGGTGATGCGCTCTGAGGTGCCGGACGCGATCAAGGCCGCGATGGCTGCGGAGACCGAGCGGGCGAAGATGCTCGCGGAAACGTCCCGCAAAGTGGAGGATTATGCGCGCTCTGTCCGCGATCGGGCGGGCATGGCCGGCATGACTGACTATGAACGCGGGCGGCAACAAATTCTGAATTCCGCGCGCGACTTCCGGGAGCAGAATTTTTCAGACGCCGCTACGCCAATGGCGGCAGCGATGAACACGGCGGGCTCGGCCGCGACGACATTCGCGGATGTCCTGACACAGGCGACGGCGAAGATAGGCGGCACGTTCGGACGGCTTGTGCCCGTTTCGGAATGGAAGAACGGCCTCGGGCCTTCCGCCAATGCGACGGCCGCCGACCCGCGCGGCATGTCCGGTTATATCCGCGATCGCGCCGGAGCCTATGGGATCGACCCGGAGACTGCGCTGCGCGTCGCTCGCTCCGAAGGGCTGGGGAACTTCTACGGCGACAATGGAACAAGCTTCGGCTCCATGCAGCTGCATGTCGGCGGCGGCATCGGCGACGAGTTCCGCCGGGATACGGGGCTCGATCCGAGCAACCCCGCTAATGAGCGCGCGACGATCGATTACGCGCTGAAAATCGCGGCACAGCGCGGCTGGGGTCCGTGGCACGGCGCGGCCAAGGTCGGAATCGGCGAGTGGGATGGCATCGGCACGCCCGGAGCGCGCCGGCTCACGGTGTCCCGCAGCGCGGTCAACGACAATGGGACGCGCTCGAAATATGAGGCCGCTGTCCAAGAGGACTTGAAGACATACGACAAAGAGCAAATCGACAAGCGCATCAACTCGTCGAATAACAGTCTGCGCGAACAGAATGCGTTGCTCGACGCGCAACAGAACGCCTTGACGGCGGACAATGCCACTCTGTCGGGCGTCATCGAATCCCAAAAGTTGCTGAACTATTTCACGACGCAGCGTATCGATATCGACGAAAAGTTGAAGAAGTCCATCCTCGGGGTCGGCGAGGCGGAAGCCGCCCGGATGCGCAAGGAAGAAGAATTTCAGCGCCAGAGGAAAAGCTACATCGAAAATCTCGACCTCGCGCGCAGCACTCTGAGCGGGTCGCTCGGCGGTGGGTTGAAGGCGCTGGCTAAGGGCGAGGATGTCGGCGCGGCGTTGCAACAATCGATGCAATCGGCAATGGACCGCATGATCGATATGCAGGCCAACCGCCTCACCGAGTCATTGCTCGGGGCGACGGGTTCCGCGAACGGTGGATTGCTCGGCGATTTGCTCGGGTTCGGTCGTCAGCAGCAGACAGCGCAGATGAACGTCCAGGCGGGCGTCGTCACGGTCAACGGTGGAGTCGGAACCGGGGCAACCGGCGGCGGTATCGGCGGGCTGATCGGCTCGCTGTTCAGCAGCTCGAGTTCCGGCTCGCTCCCGACGATGGCTCAAGGCGGAATGGGGCCGGATTATATGCCGGGGAACGCGAACGGAACCGACTTCTGGCGCGGCGGTCCGACCTGGGTTGGCGAGCGCGGCCCGGAGATCATCAATCTTCCGCGCGGCTCTCAAGTGATGTCGAACAGCGATTCCGTCGCCTATGCGAAGTCGCTCGCGGCTGCTGGGCGCGCGGGCGGCTCCGGCGGTTCGGGCTCGCATCCGCCGACGCAGGTGTCTTTCATCAATGCGCCGGGCGGCGAGGCCGAGGTGAAAGAAACCAGGCGCTCCGATGGCGGCGTGAGCCTCGAGGTGACCTTCAAGAAGATGTTGAAGAAGGCCGTAGCGCAAGGCGTGATCGATCGCGAGATGGGCGCCAGCTACGGCGCGCTCCGGCAAGCGAAATCCCGCTGAACCATCACCAAAGGACAGGGAAATGAGCAATAACTCCGATCTCCCGGAGCGCGTCACTGCGCTCGAAAAGCAGGTCGCCGAGCTGACCGAACGGCTGGACAATCTGAGCGCCAGGCCGCCCGTGCATATCAATGTGAGCGAGACTTTCAGAGACCTTTTGAAGGAGTCTCTCCGGCACGGGGCCATCGATCGCGCGATATCCGAGCGCTTTGGATTTCGTGCCAGTCCGGCGCGCCCGCGCTGATCCATGGCAATCCCCGTCTTTCCCGACGAGCTGTTGGGCAGCGTGCTCACCGATGGATTCGGCGACACGCTCCCCGATGGGCGCTCTGAAGTCCCGACCGATTACGGCCCGGCCATGATGCGCCGGGCCTTTTCGTCGGCTGTCGAGCCGGTGACGGTGACGATCGTCATCGAGCATTACCTCGTATTCCGCTTCAAGCGCTTCTGGCGCGAAGATATCGGCGGCGGCGCTCTGCCTTTCATCCTGCCCGATCTATTGGCCGATGGAGACGTTGTTCTCGACGACGCGGGCGAGCCAGTTCTCGACGATTCCGACGAGCCTATTCTGGTCACGGCGAAATGGCTCGCGCGCTTTGCGCCTGGACAGGCGCCGAAAATCGAGCCGTGGGGCATCGATTATCAGATCGCCATGCAGCTCGAAATCCTCCCGGTCGAATAGCACATGCGCTCTCTGTCATTCCCGATGCGCGCGGCGTTACAGGCGGCGACGGATGAAGTTCCCGTGCTGTTGGTGACGATCACGCACCCTGACCTCGAAGCGCCGGTGCGGCTGTCCAGCGACCCGACGACGCCGATATCGCTCGAGCCTTATGTCATGGGCACGCGCAGCAACGGCGCCGACTACATCTATCTGATCCGCTCCTATCGCCTGCCGGATGATCCAGACGGCGGGACGCCGGGCGGCCAGCTCGTCATCACTGATCTGGACGGCGCGATTTCGCGCTCGGCCCGCGCGCTGACGAACGGCTATCCCATCATCAATTTCGACATCGTGTTGGCGTCGTCGCCGGACCTCATAGAGGACAGCCTGCATGATGAAATCGAGGTCGTATCCGCGAGTTGGAGCGGCGGCGCTTTGACGCTCGATCTGCAGGCGATCAACTATGATGAGCCCGTCCCGGCGCATCGGATGAGCAAGCGCTATTTTCCGGGGCTGCATAAATGAGCGCGCGGGCATGGACAGACGCCTACGTCGGCATTCCGTTCCGCGCGCGCGGCGCCGATCGCGACGGCTGCGATTGCTGGGGACTGGCACGCTTGGTCTATCGGGAATGCCTCGGGATAGCGCTGGTCTCCTACACCGAGTCCTATGCGACCGCCGAAGAGACGATGGAAATCGCTGACCTCGTCGCCGGCGCGCGCGACGTCGGGCCTTGGGCGCCTGTCGAGCCCGGTTGCGAGGGAGCCTATGACATCGCCCTATTCCGCGACCGTCTCGCGCTAGCCAGCCATGTGGGCGTCGTCACCGCGACGGGCCGGGCGCTGCATGTGATGCGCGGGCGCGGCGCCGAGCTTATCAATTATCGCGAAGGCGTCTGGAAACATCGGCTCGTCGCCTTCCAGCGCCATGTGGCGCTCCGCGCGGGCGGCGAGCATGTCTGAGCGCGCGCCCGTGATTTTGGCCCCAGAGGCCAGGGCCGGCGGAATAACCGCCCTCGCAATGCCGTGGATCGATTACGAGCGCCGGGAGGAGCGCGTCTACGCGCCGGGCGTGACGGTGGCCGAGATCGTGGCCGACATGGTGCCGGTCGAACTGCTCATTGCCGAGCGCGTCGCGGTGCGCGTCGTCGTGGGTGGCCGTCTGATCCTGCAGGCCGAGTGGGAGACATTCCGCCCCGAGCCGGGCGCGGTAGTGATCCGCGTCATTCCGGGCAATTCTGGCCTGCTCCGCTCAGTCCTGTTGCTGTCGGCGACGATCGCAGCGACGGCGCTGGGCCAATGGTATCTGACGCCAGCTCTTGCTACCGCCGGCATATCTGGGCTCGCCGCGAATGCGATCGTCGCCGGCGCGACGTTCGCGGCGATGACCGGAGCGAGTTTCCTCGTCAATGCGCTCGTTCCGGTCCGCCCCTCACAAAAATCGAGCGGCGCCGCGAACAGCCCGACATATGCGATTTCGGGATGGTCGAATCCCGTCAGCCCAAACGGCGCGGTGCCGATGATCCTCGGCAGAATGCGGGTCTCGCCGCCGCACGGCGCGCTGCCCTATCGCAAGGTCGTCAATGGCGAAAACCATGGCGTCTCGCGCTATGTGATCGCCTACGGCCCGGCACCGCTCGAAGGTCCGCGCATCGGCTCGACGCCAATCGACAAATACAAGGAAATCACGCTGGAGCTGCGCGAGGGCTACAGCTCGGATGCGCCGATCACGATCTATCCGACGCAGGTCATCGAAGAGAATGTCAGCGTCGAGTTGACGAGCGGCCATGCCGGGCAGTTCGGACCGGACTCCCGCTATTCGGCAGCGGCCGCGAGCAAGATTCAGGTCGACCACACATTCCCCGGCGGACTGATCGCATATTCGGAACAACAGTCGGGTGAATCCACGGTCAATAGCCAGGGCGCTTGGTCGATCGAGTTCGCCGTTGAGGCGCGGCTCGAGACGAGCGACACATGGACGACGGTCGGACCTTGGACGATCGCCGGGATGCAGCAACGCACGCTCACTGCGACATTCGAATGGACGCCTCCGACGCGCGGGAGATATGAGTTCCGCGACGCCAGAATATCGACCGATTGGGATCGTATCGACCAATCACCTTACACCTGGAAAATCATTTCGGTTTCGAACTGGACAGCGATACGCACTTTTCGCCCCGAGGTTCCAATCAATTTCCCCTACCCGCTCGCGCAAGCGGCGCTCGATATCCGCGCGACGGAACAGCTCAACGGGCAAGTCGACGAATTCAACGTCGTCGTCAAATCTATCTGCCCGGATTGGGATTCCGAGACACAGACCTGGATCACGCGCGAGACCCGCAATCCTGCCTCGCTGTTCCGATATGTGCTGCAACACCCCGCATTCGTTCGCCGCGTCCCGGACTCGAAAATCGATCTGGAGCGCTTGCAATATTGGCACGAACGATGCGCCGCGCTCGGTCTCACCTATGACCGCTATCACGACTTCGTTTCATCTCTGACCGAAATACTCGCGGACATCGCCGCCGCCGGTCGTGCAAAGCCGATCCGAAGAGCCGGAAAATTCTCGGTTGCGATCGATGAGCCCGGCAAGCCTGTCGTCGCGTGGATCGGCCCGCGCAATTCGAGCGGGTTCGAACAAAAGCAGGTCTTTGTCAAACCGCCGGATGCGTTTCGAATTTCGTTCAAAGACCAGACCAACAACCACGAAGACGCGGAGCGCATGGTTCCGCGCCCCGGCCTCGTCTGCGAGCCCGAGGAGATCGAAGAGCTTTCGCTCCCCGGCGTGACAAACCCCGAGATCGTCTATCGCGAGGGGCTGCGTCGCCACTACGAAATCCAATATCGCCGCTTCGAATACAGCGTAACGCAGAGCTATGAGGTTCTGACGGCGGAGCGCTTGGACCGCGTCCAGCTTTCCCACGATGTCTTGAACGCCGTGCAGCGGCAGGCGCGCGTTTTGACAGTCGACGAAGAGGCCGGAATCGTCATCATCGATGAGACCGTGACGATGGAGGCGGCCGGCTCTTACGTCGTCATTTTCCGCGTCACGCCAGACGACGAGAGCGCGCCAGACGATGGCCTGCAACGGACCGTCGTCACCGTAGCGGGCGAGACGAATGCGCTCATTCTCGAGGGCGACGGCGCCCTTCCCGAGGCCGGCGACCTCGCCAGTTTCGGGCCTGCCGATGAGGTCGTCATTGACGCCGTGGTCAAGGAAATCGAAAACGGCGACGGGCTGCAACGCCACCTCACTTTGGTGGACTATGCGCCTCAGATTTTCGAGCTCGCGAACAGCGCTGTAGTCCCGGATTGGAATGGCGCGGTCGGCGACGATATCGAGACAGCGCCAGACGACGACGTCGCGCCCACGGCGCCGACTATCGCGAGCGTCTGGTCTACGGCGATCGCGCCGCAGAGCGGATCATCGATGCTATACGTGCAGCTCGCCTATGGGGCGGGCGGCGGGACGGTCGATCATTTCGAGCTCGATCATCGCCTACAGGGCGCCGGATCATGGACGACGGAGACGCTCGGCGCTGGGGCGAGCGCGGCGGTGATATCGACATATGCCAGCGGCGACATCGTGGAGCTCCGGGCGCGCGCGATCGGGACGGGAGGCACGTCCGCCTATTCGGCGACGACGACTCACACGGTCGCCGCGACTGATCCCGTCCCGATGCATGTGACCGCATTCGCGGTCGCGCAGATCAGCGCGACGACGTGGGAATATACATTCTCATTGGACGCGCAGCCGGTCGGAACAGGCGTGCGGATCAAATATCGGCTCGGCCACTACACGACATGGGCGGAACTGACGTCGAGTTTCGGCGGCGTCGTCACGGTGAGTCCTTACGATTCATCGACACCCACAATCGTCGATGGAACCGAATATTCGTTCGGCGCGCGGGCGATCAATTCGGCAGGCCAGGAAAGCGGCGACCCGATCGTGATCCAAGTCGTCGTGTCGGCCGGCGGCGCGCCGTCGCTCGACTTCTCGGACCCGGCGAACTCGCAAAACCAATTCTTGGGGTGGTGACATGGGCGCACTCGCGACAAAGACGATCAAGGATGGCGCTGGCGCGAATTTTACCGAGCGCTGTTGGGATGAGTCCGGCAGCGGAGACGGTCCCTACCAGCGCATCGGCCAGCTCGCCAAGGCCGACGGGACGGTGATCGATCCGGCGCAGGATGGAGTCGACGGCACCGGCATATCGGCGCCCTCGGGCGGCTCCGGCATTCGCGGTTGGCTCTCCGGCATCTATCAGCGTCTCGGCGCACTGCTCTCGGCGACCGCGCCGGCCGACGCCAATCGCGTCCCGGTGTCGCAGCGTGACATGCTCACGATCGGACCGTCATCCGTCACCTCGGCGGCCGTGCTGTTTTCGCAGGACGTCTCGGGATTCGGAAGTCTCGCTTTGCAGGTCACTTCGATCGGCGCTGGAAATACCATCGTCTATGAGGCCAGCAACGACAATTCCACTTGGTATTTTGTTTCGGGCTATTCGCCGCTGCTGCCGGCGTCCGACTCTGCCCAATATCTGACGACGCTGACAGACCTTCTGCTGTTTCCATGCGTCGCAAAATATTTCCGCGCGCGCGTGAGCAGCTACGGCTCCGGGACCGTCACCGTCGTCACCGCGCTGCGGTTCGCGCCGCTCAATCGGTCGGATGTGTTCATCGGCAATGTGACCTCGTCTCCGGTCCCGATATCGTTCTCCGGGCTCGTCGTTCCGGCGAGCTCCGCGATCGGCGCGATGACGCGAGCGCGCGTCGCCTCCGCCGCGAGCACCAATGCGACCTCGGTCAAGGCGACGGAGGGCAGGCTTTACGAAATCCACGTCGCCAATACATCGGCGGCGATGAAATTCTTGAAGCTGTACGACAAGGCCAGCGCGCCGACTGTCGGAACCGATATGCCTGTCGCCACCTATCCGATCGCGGCCAATGGCGGCCGCATCGACATCGTCTCGATCAATGGGCAGTCGTTTCCGAACGGGCTCGCTTACGCCATCACCGGCGCGGTCGGCGACGCAGACACGACCGCAGTCGCCGCCAATGATGTGACCGGCGAGCTGCTCTACGCTTGAGGACACTGACATGACCACCTATCGCATCCTCATCGAATCCACGCCCGGCGAATTTACCGACACGGGCCAGACGCTCGACGCCGAACCCGACGAAATCGTCGCCATCTTGGTGCATTGGCAGACCGAAAATCATGTCTGCTACGCCGCAGAAGCGATTGCGCCCTGAGACGCTGAAATCTGACGAGGAAAAATCATGCCGAGAGCAGTCGATTTCCCGCAATCCTCACGCGCCGACTATTTTCTCGCGCTGACAGATGCTGGTATAGGCCTCCAGGGCCCGCGCAAAGTCTCGGCGGCCAATGTCGCCGCGCAGCTCGCCGTTGGCGCCGGGCGCGTCTTCGCGACATGGGCGGCGGCGGCCACCTATGCCCCTACTAAAGCTGGCGAGCGGATCGAGGTCCATGGCGACCCCGGCACACACACTGATCCAGTCGTTGGCGGCACAGTGCCGAATTCCGGAGTCTTTTCAGGCTCGCTGGCGCCGATCGGCTGGCGCTGGATCGACGACAGCACGCTGGCGCATCTCGACACACAGCTGGCGGCGGAGACCGCCAATCGCATCGCTGGAGACACCGCCGAGGCAACAGCGCGTGCGGCGGCGGACACCGCCGAGGCGGCTGCGCGCGCGGCGGCCGACACGGCGGAAGCGAACACGCGCGGCGCTGCCGACGCCAATCTGCAAAGTCAGATATCGGCGCTCGGCGGCGCGCTCATCGCTGACGGCTCCTGGAATGCGTCGACCAACTCCCCGACACTCGCGTCTGGCACGGGCACGAATGGTCACTATCGCATCGTCTCGACGGCCGGCTCCACGGCGCTCGACGGCGAGTCGTCATGGGCGGTCGGCGACTGGGCGCTGTTCAGCGGCGGGGCGTGGAAGAAAATCACCGGGCAAGTGGTCCCGCTCGAACCGCAAATCACGCTGGCGCAGCTGCCGTCGACGCATGTCCCGGCTTCGATTACGCGCATCGTCGTGACTGGACACACGTCTTATGGCGATCCAGGCTGGGGCGCCGTGTTCCGGCGCGGCGCGTCGGGGCGGCCGCTGTCGACGCAGGATGCAGACGGCGCGTGGTGGGAATATGTGCCGAGCGATGGCGCGATCGGCGCCGGCATCTACGGAATGGTCATGGATGGCGCCTGGAGCGTCGATTATTCGACCGGCGTCATGACGATGACCGGGACGGACAACGCGCCCATGCTGCAGGCGGCCGTGGACGATGCGCTTCGGTTCGGATTCCGGCGCGTGAATATGCCAGTAGGCAAAGCCCGCTACTACGACACGATCCACCTCGGTTACGGGACGTCGATCGCGTCGATCGAGCTGACGTCCTATCACATGATGCGCCCCGGCTATGTTGGGCAGGGCGTCGGCGCGGTGATGATTTTCGCCAACAGCGATCGGCCGGCGATCAATGTCCAGGCCGGGCGCGAATTCATGATCCACGGCTTCGCGATCATCGGGCTGAATTACGGCTACATCGAGCGCTACATCTTCGGACCAGAGGGCGGCAGGCTCTACAATTATTCGGCCGACCCCGCCGATTGGCTCGATCCTGCATGGACTCCGTCCGGCGACAATCCCGGCGGATTGCAACGCCATTCCCCGCTCTGCGCTATCGCGATCGACGCCTATAAGGGTGCGCAGCCGGCCGACCATTATCCGACCGTGACCTATCCAGATTGGACAGGAATCGGAACGACGCAGTACGGAAAAGGCGGCTCCAGCGACGGCCGCATTTTTGATCTCGACATCCATGGATTCCCGGTCGGGATCATCGACTCCCCGAACGGCGACGGGAACGGCGACTTCATCAAAATCACCGACATCGTTTTCTCGCGCAACATCGTGAACATCGCGATCTGCAATACGCAGGCGAGGAACAACGAAATCCGCAATCTGAACTGCGTCTTTTACCACACGCTGCTCGACAACGTGAGTTTCGGCGTCGGCGCCGGGACGATCGATGGACCGCTCGAAAACATCGCTGGAGGCCAGTGCTACCAAGCGTTCAAGCTCAATATCGCGCAGGCCGGCCCCATCACGATGAGCAATTGGTACGCCGAGGGCTCTGTGCGCATCGGCGAGATTGTCGGGGCCAGCGTGCTCTCGCCGGAGGTGATCCTCGATAATTGGAATTACCAGTGCGACGCATCTGAACATAGATGGATTCCGCCCGCGCTCATCCACAATGGAACCGGAAAATATGCGCCGACCGTGCGCTTGCGAAATCCCGGCATTGTCGCAACAGAGCGGCTTACCTCGCTGACGACCGGCGGCGAATGCATCGTAGAGGGCGGCTACATCATCGGCGCTATCGATCTGCCGGCGTCTCACCAGACCGCCGCGATGCGGCAGGCGGTCAATTATGCGGCGGGCGCTTTCGTCGGTCTCCCGCGCACGCCGCTGGACTTCGGCCACGCCATCGCGCGAAACAAAATGGGCCGGACCTGGGTCAATCCTGATTTCAGCCATTCGGTCACGCGCGACGGCCCCGACGCGCTGTTCGACACGGTCGAGTTCGGCGGCGTCGTCAAGCAGCTGTCGCAGTGGAACACAGGATTTATCGACAACCAAGGCAAGCAATGGCGGTTCGGCCGTGCTGTTCCGCACATGCAATTCGAAATGTCGAATGCATCGGTCGTCGTCGTCGCGCATTCGTTCACAAATGATGTCCTGACGTTCAATTACGCGAATGCGCTCCAGAACAACGCCGCGGTCGCATTCTCCATCGGCGACATCATCATGCACCAAAACACGGGGACGCTCTTTGTCATCGAGACGATCGGCGCAGCGGACTCCGGCCATGCCAACAGCTACCCGATCACGGCGCGCCAGACCAACAATATGCGCGTCGACTCCTCGGGCGAATTTGCGACGCAGCTCATCGCCGATCTCGCGCTTCCGGGAAATATGTTCTGGTTCAAGACGGGGATATGGATTCCGAAATGGGTCTACTACGGCGATTTCACGGCAGCGAGCGCGTCAGTCGCGAATGTCCATCTCGGGAACGGCTCCGGCGCTGAACTGGCGTCGCATCTGCCGTCGTCGGCGCTACCGTTGAAGATGATCTCGTATGAGCTCCCCGATGCCGCTCTGTCGTGGCCTCTGAGCGCCAATAACGCGATCGACACGGTGACGGCGGGGAGCCCCGGAAGCCTCACGCTGACCGGTCAAGCGGCGCGCACGGGGCGCTTCCCAATCCATCCCCTCCCGCTCATCCCGGCGTAAGGAGGGGCACATGCTCGGTCTCGGTCTGTCGCTTTCGAACATCGCCGTCATGCATCAGCGCGGGCCCACTCCCGTGATCTCGATCCAATCGGGAGGCGGCTACGCGGGCGCTGTCTACGCGGCCAGTGTCGCGGGCGGCCAGTGGTATGCCGATGGCGTCGCGATCATCGGCGCGACGTCTCAGACCTGGACGATGACGGCGGCCTACGAGGGCGCCGCCATCACCTATCGCGTCGGCGCGCGCGCGAGCAATGCAATCGAGCTGTGGGTTGTCAGCGATCTAGGAGCGCCGCCGTTCGCTCAATTCGACGCGCGCGTGTCCTCCAGCATCATGATCTCGTCGCCCTACATCACGTCTTGGTCATCGCTCGTCGGCTCGCTCTCCGCATCATCGGTGAGCGGCGCACAGCCGACCTATTCGGCGACGGCGATTGGCGGCAATCCCGGCGCGGTTTGCGACGGCGTGAATGATTTTCTGGCGACCGCGCCCGTCGCGCACCCTGCGGCATGGACGGTGCAGATCGTCGCAAAAAAGACCGCGCTCGGAACTCTCAAAATCCTCGCGGCGGCGGATGACGAAGTGCTCGGTAGGCAGGCGCAGCTATTGCGTGTCAGTGCGTCGAACAAAATCGAGACGGTCGCATTTAACACATCAGGCGCGGTCGCTCTCGCGGCGACGACGACAAGCATTTCGGCAGGCGCTCCATTTATCGCGGCCGCCGTGCATCAGACGTCGCCGACCAAGGTGCTGACCGCGTATCTCAACGACGCCGGCTCCGGGTCCGTCACGCCCGGCGGGACACCGCGCACGCTGTCCGCGGCGCTCAGTATCGGGGCCGGTCTATCGAATGGAAATCCGGTAACTCCATTCGACGGCGCCATATCCGAGCTGATCTACATCAGCCGGGACGTCACAACCGACGAGCGGCAAAAGCTCGCTGCCTATAGTGCGTGGCGCTTCGGGCTCGAGGCGTCTCTCGACATGACCAATCCGTATCGGACAGCGCCGCCTTTCGTGACGGCCCCGTGAAATCTCGCTGAATTGCAGGCATTCGCTCGCCGATCGCGAGCGCTCCCGCGCGCCGATGCGCGCTTTCCAAAAGGTGAAACATGACCATGCGAATGAGCGCGGGCGGCCGCGCGCAATTGATCCGTCGCGAGGGCAGCAAGACGAAAGCCTATCGCGATAGCGTCGGCGTCTGGACGATCGGCGTCGGGCACACTTCGGCGGCCGGCGCTCCCGTCGTGACGCCCGGTCTCGTCGTCTCGAAGGCCGAGGTCGACGAAATCCTCTCGCGCGATCTCGGCCAGTATGAGCGCACGGTGAACGACTCCATTCGCGCGCCGCTTACGCAAGGCCAGTTCGACGCGCTCGTCTCGCTCTGCTTCAATATCGGTTGCAAAGGCTTCGCGAATTCGAGCGTCGTGAAGCGCCTCAACGCTTATGATTATGCGGGCGCCGCTGACGCCTTCCTCCTTTGGAGCAAGCCGAAGGAGATCATCGGCCGGCGCAAGACCGAGCGCGCGCAATTCATCGCGGCCACGGGAGACAATCATCTGGACCGCGAGCCGCAGCACGCCGCCGCGCCGACTCACGCCGAGGGCGAAGACGTCTCGACCGCTTATCTGCGCGCCGCGGGCTCGCGCACGATCAAGGGGGCCGACCAGGCGCAACAGGGCGTTGTCGGCTCGCTCGCCTCGATCGGCGGAGCGACGGCGGCGCTCTCTCAGGTCAAAGACGTCGCCGATCAGGCGCAGGAGGCAGCGACGGCCGTCCAGAGCGGCGTCTCGACGCTCGAGGCGCTGCGCACCTATTGGCCGCTGCTCGCCGTCGTCGCCCTCTCCGCCGTCGCCGCTTATTTCGTCTGGCGCGCGTGGCGTGGCGCTGCGCTCGTCAAAGCGGCGCGCGTCGACGACGCCGCGTCGGGGCTCAACATCGGGAGGTGACTATGCCGGAGCTCCACGCTCTTCTGGGCAACGCGGGCGCGGCGGCCGTCATCATCGTGCTGGCGTCCGTCGTCGTCTGCGGCGCGGTCTCGCTGATCTGGCGCTTGCTGTGATCCGCGACATGCTCGGACGCATCTTGGCGGTCCCTTTCATCGTCATCGTCGTCGTCGTCGCGGCGGCGTTTTGCGTCGCCGAGCGGCTGTCCGCGCCGCGGCGCCGATAGTCAAAGCAATCGCGCTCATAATCAACGCTAGAGCGCCATCACTCAACGGCAGGGACACGCATCATGTTCGGTCTATTCTCTGCGATCGGCGACGTTTTGACATTCGCCGCCGACCATCGCTTCGCTGTGCTGGCGCTGCTCTGCGCCGCCGGCGGGCTCGCCGCGCGCGCCTATATCCCCGTCGCCGGCGCGCCGATCGGCAAGGCCCTGTTCGCCGCCGCGATCGGCCTCGGCTGTTTCGACGGCGGCTATAGCCTGCGCGCCCGGCAGGATAGGAGCGCCGAGCTGCGCGCGCAGGTCGACGCCTTGCAAGAGGATATCCGCGCGGCGAATGAGGTCGCGAGCGCGGCGAAGGCCAGAATCGAAACGGCGGAGCGCCAACGCGCCGCGGATCAACGAAAGGTGGCGGACTATGCGAAAATGCTCGCCAAGAGCGGCGACTGCCCTCTGTCTCGCGATGACGCTCGCCGGCTGCGGGACATCGGGCGGTAAGCGTCACCTTCCGCCCGCGCCCGCGGGATTCGGCGCGCCCGTGCCGCTGCGGCCGATCGGCGCCGGCTCCGGGGCCAAGGCCGCCCTCGCCGCCGAGCGAGCCGACCACGCGGCGGCAAATCGGCGCCTCGAGAGCGACGGCGCCTTTTACGACGACGTGCGGGGAAAATTCAGCGCCGATTGAGGCGCGACGGGAGAGGTGAGGGCTCGAAAAATGACCTTGGGGATGTCGATAGACTACTCGATCCGCGTCGGCGATTTGATCCAAATCGCGACGATCGCCGCCGGCGGCCTGCTCGTCTTCGCTCAGATGCGATACGACCTGCGCAGCGTCAACGAGCGGCTCGACAAGAGTTCGACCGATTTGGCCAAGAGGCTCGACAAGAGCGAGGCCGAACTCGAGAAACAGACCGACATCCTCACACAGCTGGCCGCCGGCGACGCGCGCATGGATGGACTCGACCGCCGGCTCACGCTGTTGGAAAACGCCCGATAGCCGGCGCGGCGGCCGTCATCATGCCCGTCCTGGCCGCCGACCTCGCCGCAGTGGTGGGCGAGCTGGACGCGCTGCTCGAGCGCGAGCTCCCCGACAATCTGCGCCGAGCGATAGAGCGCGCCCGCCGCAGCGCCGCCGATGCGCGAGATATGGCTTTCCTCGAGGAGCGGCCCGGGCCGATGGAAACGGGCCTGGGCGGCGACGTAAGGGACATGGGCGGCGTCACTTGACGATCACCGCCCCGGCGCTTCGGCGTCGGGGCTTTTTGTCGATTGGTCGGGATCACCCCGTCACCATCCGCGCCAGCTCGAGCGCCTCTCGTCTGATCGTCACCGGCGCGAGCATAGGGTCACCGCGCTCGACGGCGACCGCCAGCGCGACCCTCTCGGCGGCCGCGACGTGCAGCCCCCGAAGCGATTCGCCGGCCTCGATCACCTGTAGCGCGCGCGTTGACAGCCCCATGCGGTCGGCCATTTCCACCTGCGTCAATCCGAGCCGCTTCCGCAGAGCGATGAGCTCCTCATTCGTCATTGATTTTCCCCGAGGCCGGCGTATCTTCCCCTTCGGAACCGGGGATGAGGCTTGCGCCCCACCCCCGGCCCCTTCGGACTAGAAGGAAATGGAGAGGGCTAGTCTCCATTTCCCCCACCGAAGTTCGATTTTGAGCTTGATGCTCATCTTCGGACTCCAGTCGTCGAGCGGAATTGCCCGACGCCCTTTTTATACGAAAAAACGGCGCGCCATGCAATAGCGACGCGCCGTTTTTGCGTTATTTGTGGATTTTTGCGCTTCAGTCGGCGCCTTGGCCCGGATAATTTGCCTTATACCATTCCACGAATTCCGCAACTCTCTCGTCGCTTAGCCATCCGGTAGACTGGGCTGTGGCAATCCATATCCGACCATCCTCAGAAATACACACAGTAACCGAGAGCAACCACTCGGAGATATATCGCTTGAGCCGATCGATAGACCCGACGCGGTTCTTGAGCGCGCGAAAATCGTCTTGAACAGACATAGCATCTACCGATAGTTATAGTAGCGCTTGAGCAGCTTATAGAGCTCCTCTATCAGAGCAGTCCGCGACACATACGCAGACGTCGGCTTACCCGCCAACTTACGGCGCCAGAGCACATCGTCGGCGAGATGCTCGAGGGTCAAATCGGACAGTAGCCGGGCCTGCGTCGGTGAGTCGCCGTCGAGCCCCATTGTCTCGATATAGTCTCGCGCGATCGACTCCTCGCTCTCCCGCTTTGCGATCAGAGACCGGGCGACGTCGATAAATTCAGCCGCGCCTGTCGACAGATTTACCACCTGCACGCGCTCGCGCGACGCTGGCGCGAAAGGTGACGACCCGTATTGCCGGACCTGCGCATAGCCGCGCTCGTCTGCCTCGCCGTCCCTCAGATCGCCGCGGTAGGCTGCTCTGACCGCGCCTATAGCGTCGGGCGCTTCGTGCTGGCTTGTCGTCTTTGACGGGCGGATGACTTGGAAAAATGCCATTTGGGAATCCTCTTAGATATTGTGCTCCACCACGGGCACGCCGCCGGCGCTGGGCCGGCCAGATAGCGCCGCCGTCTCCGGCCGATCATCTCCCGCCAGGAATAGCCGGCGCCGACGCCGAGCAAAAACATGATGATCAGCAGCGCGCCGAGCGCCATGACGTCGTTTGCGGCGTTAGTGATCGCTGAATTGTCGACGAGCATGGATTGCGCCCCTCGCAAGCATATGATTTTAAATTAGATATTTACGAAAGCGCAGGTCTGGCGCCCGATATACCTAGGCCGCTTCTGCAGGCCGCACAATCCGGGATGATCATGATGCCGGAAAAATGCGTTTCAGGGCTCGCGGCGACGGAACCACATGCGCCGGACTTTGGAGAAATAGATTACGCGTCGCTTTTTCATCCTTTCGAGCGCCGCATTGACGGCCGAGAAATTACCGCCCGGATCGCCTGGATTATGGCGGTTCGCTTGGCGCTCGATTTGCGCGCGCGTCCCCCGGCCCTGGTCGATGCAATGCAGGACCAAGGCCTCGACGTCCTCTCGCGAAATGCCGGCGGCGCTCAAATCCCCGTCCCCCGTTCGATCGCTTGGCGCTTGCATCGTTCCCACGCGCGCCGCGCTTGCCTCAATTTCAGCTCGCGCCGATATGCGACCTTGTGGAGCTCGTCATAGAATGTCGGCGACACGATATCGAGCGAGTGGCCTAGTCGCTGCATGGCGTCGTGTTTTTCGTCCAGCCTATCGAATGCCGCGGTGGCGCGCTTTTGAAGCCTCTTCGCGGCCGGATGGACTAATCGCCAGTGCGTCGCGCAAATCCAGTCCATCCCCTCTTCGATCGGATATCGGTCGCCCTTGCGCGGGCCGCGCGTCCGCCGGCAGAACGGGACGCAGCACGGGAGGCGCGCGGTCATGGCTTTCGATTCTTCAATCGCGCTTCGGCGTAATCCCTGCCGAGCATCGCAAGCCCGTCTTTGAAATGCTCCGGGAACAGCCCGTTGTTGCAGTGTGGGCACGCCGGGACCATCGTCCTCGAGCGCCATGCCTTGTCGAGTTTCTTCGTCGCGATCTGGCGCGCTTGGAATGCCATTGCTTCGTTAAGCTCGGTCGCTTGGCGCTCAAGTTCGGCGGTCGCCCTATGCATTTGCTCGACGAGCAGCCGGAAAGCGTCAAACGGCTCCACGTCCGTTTCGCAGTCCTGGCACCACACGCGCCGCTCTTTTTCATCATAGGCGAGCCGCCGATGATGGCACAAAGAGAATGGACGGCGAGATAGTCCTCGCGACACTCGGACATCGCCGATATCGACGACGTTGACGCCGGCGATGAATCTCTGCTCGATTATCGGCGGTGTTTTCGGGGGATCATCGTTCACGGCTTTTCCTTTATGAGCTTCGCGATGATCGCGGTCCGCGCCGCCTCATCCTCCACGACGATCGTCTCGCCGTCCTCTTCGCCGTAATCGACGACGAAAGCCCTGCGCCCGGAGATCTTCACGACCTTCGTCGGCTTCGGCTCATCCCAAATGCAGACCTCGCCTTCGAGACGCCGCCCCTGCCTCGCCCAAATCCGATGCGCGCGCCAGAACGGCGAGCGCTCCGACGGTTGCTTGTCCAGCACGTCGCCGCGCGCGCTGACGAGATAGGGGCCGAAGCGGTCGCTATCTTCGAACCGAAATGCTTTCCCGCCGACACAGATCACGAATGGACCAGTGCCCCAAGCGTCGATGTGAAAGCTCTGCCCAGTCGCGTCGCGCACCGTCGCGTATTTGTGTCCGAACTCTTTCGTCATGGGGCGCGCTCCATGATCTCAAGCAATGTCGTGGGCGGAGGAAGGGGCGGCGGCGGTGGTGGCGGAGCGATGAAAACCTTGCGGGCAGGCCTGCCGACCATTTCGAGCGTCCATGCGATGAGGAGAGGATAGTCCTTCGCCGAAACGTGATTGTGCCCTGTCCATCGCCGCGCGCGACGGATCATTCGGATCAGGCGCGCCGCGGCCGTCCGCAATGCCGTTTCGCGGGACCGAAAAAACTCCATGGCTGACTCGTCGTCTTTGACGAACCCCTCAACAATCCAGCGGCCGTCAGCGAGAGCGACAACGGAAAAGTTCCATGTGCTGGAGAACCGCCGACCTAAATCGTTGTAGGCCCAGAACCAGTCGTCATGGAGCGGCCAGAGGTAATGATTGAAGGGCGCTCGGCCGTCGATCCGGCGGAGAGGCCCCTTGTAGGGAAATGGATCACCGTGCTCGGCCGCTGTATTGTGAAGTCGCTTCTTGCTCATAGCGCTTCCCTTTCAAGCTTCCACCACTTCCCGAGCGCGTCGAGATAGCCGCGACAAAAACGCAGCTTGCGGCGCTCACTCGGATACGCAAATCCGTCTTTGCTTTCCGGCGCTATCGGCACGCCCTTGTGGCAATGAAACGAGCCGCCGGCTTTGAGGCTCGCAATCAGCTCTCCCCACTTCGCCTTGTCGGCCTGTTCCGGCGAGCCCGGACGAAATGCGCAGTTGTCGCAAGGCTTCGTGAAGCTGCTGGTCTCGTCGTCGCGGTCCATGATGGCGGACTCGTCGATCGGCTCCCATGCAGCGCCGCAGCGGCAGACCGTGAGCTTGCGCCCATAGAACTCGACCGCCTCGGGCGTGTCGCAGGTCATGACGCGCGTCGAGAGGCATACCGGACAGCGGCCAGGGCCGCCGGGCCATGGGCCGCGCTCGAGGGCCGCTGCGCGTTTGCGCTTCGCCTCACCCATTGGCGGCTTTCCTTTCCTTCTCAGCCGCGTATTTCGCGCGCTGAATTGCCCTATTCGTGATTGTGGCGCGAGCGGCGTTGAGCCTCGCCCATTCGTCCCGAGCGGCGTCCGCAGCCTTTAGGACGTCCCGCTCTTCCGCGGTGAGATAGTCCCGCCAGGGATGCTTCGGAGGGCGCTTTTCGAATGCCTCACCCATCGATCTCGTTCCCTTCTGCGTCGAAATATTCAATCGTGGTCGTCGCGCCGCGGATGCACTTCGGACAATCCAGGAGGATGCGTGCCGTCCTCGGCGGGTCGGATGGATCGGGCAGCATGTGCTTCGAGCGCCCGCATGTCGGGCATACGATCGTCACGCGCGGCGACACCGTGCAATTCGGATTGCGGCACGCCTTCCCGGTCTCATAAGTCCAGCCGCACGCGCAGCGCGTCCAGCATGAGCAGGCGCCGGCAGGCGCGCCGCAGATCGTGCAGCGCATGTCGGCGTGGCCAAAGAGCACGTCGATCGGGGAGCGGCTCATCTGCGATTCCTCGCTCGCTTTTCATCCTCAGCAATGGCGTCGCCAATTCGTTCAAATCCGAACAGCGCGAGCCTGCCGTCCTCAGTCTTCGCGATCGATGATTTCCGCAAAACGCGGTGGACGCTCTCCGCATAATCGCGCCAAGCGCGCTCTGCGCTCGTCTGGGGCGCTTCCGAGCCGCTATCGGGCGGACCTCCGTCCGAGCTGCAATATTTGTCGGCGAGGCGCTTCGCGTCGGGAGTCGTCATCGCGGAAAGTCCTCTTCGTCCAGATCCTCGCCAGGATTTAGCGCCGCCTCGGCGCCGGCGCGGGTAAGCCAAAAACAATCGTCCCCGCCGAACAGATCACTTCCTTGGCGCCGCCTCGCGAGCCCGCGCTCGGCCATCCCGAGCCATGCCGCATGATCATCGCCAGATCCGACGACGTAGTGATTGCGGTAGGAGCGCCGGCGCCGGCCGTCGAGCCCGAGCGCATGTCTCGCGAGCACGCGCTCCCGTAGGGTGAGGGTCGCGGTCACTGCTTCACCTCTTCGCAGATGATCGGCACAAGCGGCGCCGACCGCTCCCCATGGCAATCGCAGCGCCAATACAGCCTCGGCTCGTCGCGCAGATCGACAGTCACCGAGCTGCGCACTTCGATGCAGGCGCCTTCTTCTAACCAGTCGAAGGTGATCTCGAAGATCCCGCGGAACTCTCCACTCACTTCGACAGTCGAACCAGCCGCCGTTCTGTAGCGCTCAACCATGCTTCACCTCTCCATCGGCGGCGCGAGGGGCGGCGATGGCGCGCGGCCCTTCCATCATCGCAACGTCGGTAATATCCTTCGTGAGACAATTCGCGACGATCGTCTCGGCGACTTCGCGATCGGTCTCCGGCGTGCGCAGAATGCCGGTATCTTTCGCGCGCTCGTCGGCAAGCGCATCGGCGAACATTTCGAGCGAGCGGCGCAGCGATGATTTGCGGCGCTCGGCCGCGTCGAGTTCTCGTGTCATCCTACTTCCCTCCAAGCGCGCGGATCGCGGCGGCGGCAATCCGCAAAGCACGCTCGGCCGCTTGGAACGGAGCGCGCGCCGCCTCGGCGGCGAACGCTGGCGATAGCGCGCAATCCTTCATGGCCTCGTCAGCTTTTGTCCGTGCGTCCGCAGCGGCAGCATCTATGACCTTCGCCGCCTCTTCGATCCCCTCTGCCTTGCCGGCAGCGCGGGCGACCGCAAGCTCTCTTGCTCTCTCTGAGAATGAGAAGAATCCGTCGATGCAGACAACGCCGTCTCTCGCCGAAAGAAGCTCTAGTTCCTCCACCATCCCCGGCAGCTTCTCCGCAATCGCGAGGGCGCGGCGAGCGGCGTCTCTAAATTCTTCGAAAAATGCGCAGTCGTGCACTTCTGCTTCTCGCCGGCAAAATGCTACCAGCTCGTCGATCTCAGCGCGGGCGATGGTCAT